TGACGTGGTGAACTGTGCCAGCTTCGCCGCGCCTCGGAGCGCTTCCATCTGCGCCACGAGCCGATCAAGGCCGACATGCGCGGCCGTCTCAGCCAGTTGTGGATAGCCCGCTTCATTGAGCGCCAGCCGGATCTGTCTGCGAAGCTTCGCCGCGCGCACAGCTCGAGACAGTGCCGTCGTGCTGCCGTGAATGGCGTCATTCGCCAAGACGCGAAGTTCGCGCTCCAGATCCCGAAGCACCCTAGCGAGTTCTGTGGCAAACGATGACGAGACGCTATCGGCCACACGCGCCAGTTTCTCGGCTTCGGTCATGAGATGGTCGGCGGTGTTCATACGCCCGTCCCGCCGCCGCCAGGCTGCATCGGCATGTTTGGCGGCTTCTGTCCTGGTTGCCCCCCAAACCGCAGCGCCATCTCTTCCAGCTTCTGCTGGGCCGGACTCTTCACCGGCGCGGCTTCTAGTTCCTTCTCAATCTCGCTCAGCGTCTCCGGCGGGAGATCCGGCAGGAACTTCGTCACCAGCCGCTTGCTCTGCTCAAAGGAGAACGTCTGGCTGCGACCGAGTTCCAGCGCCTGACCGGCTTGCGCCTGTTCGAGCAATTCCGCAAAGGGTGTCACGTCGAAGGTCTGCGGGTAATTGATCTGGACTTCCGCCTTGTCCCACTCCGCTTCCCACGACTCTCCGTATTGACCCCTGAACCAGAGCTTCGCAATCTGGTATTCGGCCTTCTCACACTCTGAGGCGTAGCCCGCAAGGATCTGGTTCATGTCCTCACGTTTGAGCTTCAGTGAGCCTTGCGCCTCGGCGTCCTTGCTGTCGGATTCCCACGGAATCGAGGCGAGTCGGTAGATGGTGCGGATGAGTTCTTTCCGCTCATCCTGGTAGACCGTGACGTTTCCGGTATCAGGTTGGATGTAGGCGGCAGGACCAGGCGTGAACAGGACGTTCTCCGAGCCCTTCTCGTCGCCCATCATCGTTTGCGCTTCCGTCACTGAGACGCGATCCGCCGTGGTCCCAAGCGGGACGTTCATCATCCCGAAGGTCTGGTTGCGGAGCAGTTCGCGGATCTCAGAGGTGAGGTTGTAGCAATCGATGTAAAGCTGCGGATCCCCAAGCACAGACTGACCGATCAGCGGCGTCAAGGCCCGCCGAGAGGCGTATTGGACGACAACCGGGAGCGTGCCAAAATCATGGGTGTCGCGCTGGATAATCGGCGTCCCTCCGCTGGCATTCGTCTTGAGTTCCCAGAACGTCTCCGTGACCACGCGCTCTCTCGGCCGGAGGTTGGACTGCTGCTTGTAGATGTCCGTTCGTGGTTGCGGCTCGAGTAATCGGACCGCGGTCAACTGCCCGCGGTCATCCAGCAACCAATCCGGCACATCCGCAGGCGCATAGAGCCGCAGGAAGACGGCCGGTTCATCCGCCGCGGTAGGAGCCGGTGTACCCGCGGGACGATCCATGTAGTGGAAGACATGCCCGAACAACCCAGCCGCGATGAAGGCTTCAGCCATCCACTGGTCAATCGAGCACTTCCCAGGCGAGCCGTCCACGTTCTGCCACCACGTCTCCAGCGGATGCTCAGATTTCTTTTCGCTGGTAGCCTGCCCACCAACCGTGCGGGTAATCGGCGAGCGAAAGAGAGCCGTGCGCTTCTGGTCCAAAATCGGAGCGGCGATGTTTTCGTACCTGGCCAGAGACCGCCGGGCTTTTAATTTATTCGTCGGGATTTGCGGATTGGCCGCGGTGTGGTCTTTCCACTCCCGAGGATGCGCCACCAGATAGGTGCCATCCATAAATCCGCCCGTGCCGTCGTAGACGTTCTTGAGTTTTTCCCAAACAGGCAACCACTTCAGATAGATAGGGTTAGAGACAGTGGTGGCTGGAGAAGCCGCCAGGGCGATGGTCGAGGTGAGTGCCACGAGTGCCACTAGTGTGTGGCTGGTCTCTATTTCGGACCATTTTTCCTTACGTTAATTCCGTATAATTCAGAACCATGTTTAACAGCCAAGCAGAAATGGACCGCAACGCCAAGCGATGGCTGGCCTTTTTACTGCCAGCGATTCTGGGACTGGGCGTGATTCTGGCTGGAATCATCGCGTGGGCCGTAGGTGTGGAAATACTTGACGCGCTGGTGCATGCCGCTGGGCGGTAGATGGCGAAGACGCTGCCGTTCAAGCCTAAGCCTGAACCACCAAAGCCGAGAATCACAGACGGGCTGACGATTATTGTGCGGACGCCTACGTCTGACGGCTCGTCACCGACTCCACCCGATAGGTCTGCAACACCGCCCGCCTGATCAGCTCAGAGATGGATTCGTCCCGGCGTCTGGACATGCGACAGAGCATGGCAAAGACGTCCGGCGGAAGCCGCGTCATTGCCTCCACGCTGGGCTGACCTTTCGGACGACCGGGACGACGGGGTTCAGTCATTTGCCCTTTGGCTTGTAGCCCTTTGGACGGCCCTTATTCGGCATCTTCGCCGTGCAAATCGCGTAGGCATTCCCCGTGCCTTTCGCCTTGACGTCACTGACACAGGCTTTCCATGATGGCGTGTGTTTCCCAGGCATCACATAATCCTTTCGATCCGTGCTCTCCCAACCGCTTGCTCAACGTGCTTCACGGGCCATTCCTTATGGATCCAGTACCCCGAGGCATCCGACACGTGCGTCAGCATCGGGTTGGATTTCTTATCCAGATCCCCGTTGTCCTCGAAAATGACCTGTTCGTAATCGGCAATGAGATGAATACACGAGGGGTCCACGCGCATATGCCGATGCCCATCCATCGTTTCGCAGCGCGCATTGACCGCCGCGACTCGGTCCCTGACATGTGGAGCGTGCGGAGAGATACACCATGTCGCCAACGGAAAGACTTGTCTCAGAATCGCATGGTCTGATGGCCCGGTCGTCTTGGCCGCTTTCCCGGCTGGGTCACCGTAGATCCGCACGGCCCCTTTCCAGCCTGCCCGATCCAGATGCGCCTTGGCCGCTTCTGCCGCGGCTCGAGTGGCTTCCCCTCCCGCATGTGTGACAAAGACTTCGCGCCAGATCGTGGCTTGCTGACCGAAGCCTTGCCCGATAATAGCCGTGGCTGGATTGATGTTGAAGTCAAACGCCACACAGGCCGGCGCGGCGCGGTCAAGCTCCACGACTCCCACATCATGCTTGCGGTCAAAGGCGTAATACGCCCGTCCGGCAAGGGCTTCGAAGCTGGCTTCGAATTCCTGCCGATACGCCCGCGGATCCATCTCGGCCCGCATTTGCCCCAGGAACGCTTGATCGATATGCGGAGCCTCAGAGGTCTTAAACTGCCAACTCTCCCACCCTGTCACCTTGCGCTGGCCTTTGTCATACGCATCGTAGAGATGATTGAAGGACTTCGGTGTCCCTGTCAGCAACGCAGAGCCGTTGGACGTCAGGAGCGACGGCAACAAGACTTCTTCCCATGTCCGATGTCCGTCTTTCCAGTCCTGAAATTCATCCCCGATAATCTTTCTGGGGCCGCGTCCTCTCAATCGATCCGGGTGTTCAACGGACTTGCACGCGAATCGACAGCCCCAGATCGTCTCCATCTCCATGCGCGTCTCGTTCGGATCCTTCACGAGCCATTCCCTAGGGACCAGATGTGTCAGCGGCTCCCACATGAGTTCGCGCGCCATGTCGTACGTGGGCGCGAGATACCAGACCAACCCTTCGGTTCCGAATTCGCTCACCGCTTCAGCTTTGTCCAGGGTCGTCTTGCCCCACCGGCGACCCGTCACCAAAACGCGAAAGCGCGCACGCGATCGATGGACGATGGTCTGCCCGGTATGTAAACCGATTTCGACGTCGTCACTGATCGTGTCCGTCATCGAGCTTCAAAATAAAGGCCGGCACTTTGCCTTCGTGGTGAATGGTTTCCTTTGGCTTGCCGTAGGCGTAGTGGTGCCACAGGACTTCCAAGTGAGGCGCCTTGCCTTGTTTCACTCGTTTTTCGGCCGAGGCGACATACTCAGGCGATGAGAGAAAGTTCTCAGCCCACGCCTTGATCTCACGCGTGGCGTAATTAGGGAGACCTTTGGGACGTCCCGCCCTCGGATCGCCTTTGACGAATGGTCGTCCCTTTCCAGGCATGATTAACTCAGCAGACTAAACGGCACGCGGTAATAGCCAAAGGACGCCCGTCCCACTGGTGAATGCTGCGGATCGATCTTCCACACGGCATAGCCGAGATATGCCGCGGCTTCAACCTTTAAGGCAAGGTCCAAATCGAACGCGCTCGGCTGATACGCAATCGGAACGGGACGCCACCACCGTCTCATGCGTTGACCCCTTCCGTCATGACGCGCAATTCCCCAACGCGATACAGGTTTTGCCCGAGCGACGTTGTAATCGTGTTCGTGACGTAATATGTCTGGCCTTCAACCCCGCCTCCAATGAGCAGGCTCGTGACGGTGCCAGAAATAGACGCGACGGCTTGTGTGAGGTCAGTTGACGAAAACGACCAGGTAGAGGTGCTGATGGTTTCGCCGGTTGAGAGGTCGCCTGACCAATCGCGGGAATAGAGCTTCGTCGCGCCAGGAGGTTTGGGATCCACGGACAGACTCATGTGTTCCTCCACGTCGTGTGTCGATGCAAACTCGTCCACTGTGTCTCGCTCTGGGCAGTTGTCCACCGACGATGACTGTGCGGTGAGCGCCAGGTATCGGACGGATCGGCCGGCGGCAAGATAATCGTGTAAATCGTGGGCGCGAGACCTGTAAATGCGAGCACGCCCTGATTCGGTTGTGCGAGATACGTTCGGCCGAGTGTTGGCGTTTGTCCGGTCAGGGTCAGGGCTTGCGGTGCCGGAAAGAACGTCAACGCAAGGCTGAGAGCCTTGCCGCTTAAAGCCACTGCGCCAGCAGGCACAGCGAACGTAACGGTTCCGCCCGTGGCTGGAGCCAGTCCCGTGAGCGTGAGCACCCCAGCGCCAACCTGGATGACTTGCGGGGCACTCAGCGTCGGAGCTTGCCCGGTCAACGTCAGAACGCCCTGTGGAATGGCTCGAGGGACATCTACGAGACGTGTTGGGGTTTGTCCCGTGAGCGCAAGCGTCGCCTGACCGATTGGAGTGACGAACGCCAGCGCAAGACCTTGGCCGGTCAGCGTCAGCGTGGCGGTTGGAATCGCCGAGGCCGAGCTGATATTGACTGAGGGCGTCTGACCCGTGAGTGTCAACGCACCTTGCGCGGGGCTGATCGTGACGGTGCCACCGAGACTGGGGGTCTGTCCGACAAGTTGCAGCGTGCCCTGTGCGATTGGGAACACGAACGCAAGGTTCGGTGTGCGTCCCGTGAAGACCAGCGATCCAGCCCCGATGGCGATGTTCGTCTGTCCGGTGATGGCGACCGTCGGCGCGTAGCCCGTGAAGACGAGGGCCGCTGGTGTGAGCCCGCCGAAGGCTTGGCCAATATATTGACCGGTCAGCGTCAGCGTGCCAGCTGGAATCGCAATCGGCTGATTGACCTGCCGCGTCGGAGTTTGCCCTGAAAGCGTCAGCGCGCCTTGCGCTGGACCGATCGTGAGGTTATTACCAGGAATGCTCGGTGCTTGCCCGGTGAGTGTCAGGACGCCTTGGGCAATAGCGATCGTGAAACTGGTGGCTCGAGCCGGCCCTTTGAAGACCAGTGACCCCGCTCCAATTGGGATTACCGTGCCAGCACTGACAGCTGGTGCTTGACCGGTTATGGTCAGCGCACCAGTCCCAACATCGAACAGCGTGCCGCCGCCACTCGACGGCGCCTGACCGGTTAAGGTGAGAACGCCCGCACCTATCGGAACCGTCGATTGCAGGACCGTCGATGTCCCGCTGAAAGCAAGGGCTCCAACTCCAACAGGAAGCGTGCTTGCCAGCGTCGAGACCGTGCCTGCGAGGGTGAGACTGCCAGCCCCGATGGGCTTGGTATCAGCGAGACTGAGCCCTTGCCCCGTGAATGCGAAGGTGCCTTGCGGGATGGGCCGCGGAACATTCGGCACGGAGAGCGGAATCTGCCCAGACAGACTCAACGCCCCTTGCGGAATCGGGTTGGTGAATGCGAGATTTAGCGATTGACCTGTAAATCCAAGGCTCCCGACACCTGGAATCAAGACAACCGGCGTCACGAGATTCCGCGCCGGTCCCTTGAAGCGGAGTTCGCCGCTCTGAATCAGGATGGTCGGACTGCTCGGATTGCTGACCGCCCGATCTGGCGTCTGACCCACGAGCCCCAGACTGCCCGCGCCGATACTAATTCCCAGCGTGATGAGGATGGTCGGAGCCAGCCCAGCCAGCCCGAGGACGGCTTCCCCGATAGCGCGTGTGACTGGAATCGCTAGGGCTGGCGTGACCGCGTAGGTATCGATCAGGACGGCGCCATCCCGCGTCAGTCTGAACTCGATTAGGTCATTCGCAACAAGGTCAGCCCCAACGAGTTGCAAGCCGCATTCAGTCTCGATCGCGCCACTGGCAGGAATATCGAACGCTGTGCCCCCAGCAATCCCATCCGCCGTACAGCCGGCATTGGCGGCATCCGTGGTGCCTTGCGTCGTCAGTCTGATAGTGGTGTCGGCCCCGTTCGCCCATGTGGCCGGCGTGACAGCCTTGACGTTGGCCGTGGACGTCGTGATCTGGGTCCACGTCCCACCGTTTTTTCGATATTGAAATTCGGGATCAACGTTGGCCTGCGCTGTCGTGTTGCAAAACAGCGCGAAGCGGAGCAGAAAGGTCGTATCGACCGCGATCGTGCCAGGCGCAGGATTGGTATCTTCCGCCGCATGCCAGCCGTGGTTGGCCTCGGTGCCGGAATTGATCCCAAATCGATAATGCGCCTGTGTAACAGCCATGCTTTATCGTCGAATAATGGCGCGTTTGCCCTGCACGATCACTGAGGGCACGAGGGCATCGACGGCGAGCTTGACACCCGGCCACACGACCGGCTCGAGATAATCGTCCACGACCATTACTCCGCCAGGCACGAGCCGCGGCAGAATAAACGCCACGGCGTCCAATGTGCCCTGATACAGATCGAGATCGACATACGCAAAGGCGATCCGCGCGTCTTCTAATCCGGCGAATGTCTCAGGAATGACCCCGACGTGATAGACCGCCTGCGGCACGAGCGCCTGCACATCCGCGAGCGATGTCTCCGCAAACAACGAATCACTACACCCGGTATCATGCGCCGTCTTGTCCGGCCGCCCGGTAAAGGTATCGAAGAGTCTGAGCGTGCGAACTCCACAAACCTGCGCCAACATCACGGCCGTGTCACCACGAAAGACGCCGCATTCCCACGCTTCCCCATCACCTGGCGCCGATCGGAGGTGTTGCCAGACTTCCCTCGGTGCGACGTCAAGCAACGTCAACATGAGGGCGGCGATCCGGCGCTCAGCGTGCCAACGGGAGGCGCGATCGCCACCGAACGACGCACCGTGACCGGCGGCAAGGGAATATCCACCTTGGAACCTTCAATCATCCAGACCGGCCCCAGCCAGCCAAAGTTGAAGACTTGTCCGACTTCGACTGGCGTGGCGGTGAGATCCGGCCCCACGCGCACCACGTCGGCATCGGGCCAGTGAATGATCACGCGCGAGGCCACGCCCGAGTGCTCAATCACAAACTGCGTCGGACCGTCCGGATAGAACGGCGTCGAGCGTGGCCGTCCCTGTGGTTTCGCCGTGGCATAAATTTCTGTCCACGCGAGCAGTTCGCCAGCGGCATCAAGGAGTCTGATCACGAATCGTTGCGTCATGGCTTGACTTCCATCTGCACGGCATCCGCCCCCAGCTTCAGCGCATAGGCCAGCATTCCGTCTCCATGTACATGAAGCAGGAACAAATGCCCGTAGAGGCGAATCATCTGGAGGAAACATTCCAGTTGTTTTTGGTGGAAGGCTGCGCACTCGAAATATCTCCCTTGCTCCCCGTTGCGCGAGATGCGAACCGGCTGGATCACGTCGCCATCGTTCTCCGGCTGTGGATACGCGTGGTGCAATCCGCGCTTCACGCAACTGTCCACGCCAAACAGATGAAACCGCATGAACCCGAGCACGCGCAGCAATTGAATCGCCCGAATGACGACCGTCGTCCCTCCCGGCATTGGCGTCCAGTGCCCGCCGTAATACCGATCGAGGATGGGCCGAAGGTGTTCGTTGTAGGTCATCGCACCGTGCCAGATATAGACATCGCTCCGGCCTTCCACCCGTTTCCACGTCTCCGGATGGCACTGGCTGGCGATGAAATACTTGCAGCGCGGCGCGGGCGGATCCACGAATCGCGCATTCTCTGCCCTGGCATCGAGCACAATCTGGGCAGACGGCTGGATGTTTCGATCCAGACACCACTGATACGAGCCGTTGACTGTCACGATGAGCGCCCCGCCGAAGTACAGGTCTCGCAGCTCTTCGAATGTGTCCTCCAGCGTCGGACCGCCGCCCACGATGCACACGGTTTCACGCTGGACGGGTTGCGGTTTGACCTGCGGATAACCCAGACGGATGCTGTGCTCCACGTGCGCGACAATCTCGTCATTCGGCGTGTTGAGCGGAATGTCTGAGAAATCAGGCCCATCGAGGACGTGTAAGTCCTTGTCTGTCAGAAGGTCGCTCATGCGATGGTAGCCAAGATGCGATTCGTGAATTTACAGGTGACGGTATGCCCCGCCTTCACCTCAAGGCGATGCTGTTCCGGACAGTCTTTCGACCAGTCCGCGTCAGGAATGCGCACGGTCACGCGATGGAACATCCCTCCCACTGAAATCGGCACATCCACCGACCCAGGTGCCAGCAAGCGCCCGCACTCGCCAACCACTTCGACTTCGGTGCCACCGAGAATCTGCCCGTCTACCCCTACGCAATAGACTTCAACGTTCATCTCGGCCTCACGAAAAAGATGCCATCCGTTTGCAGGTCGCGAGATTCGACAATCTCTCCCAGCTCTCGGATCGAATCTCTCCACCAGGTGTAAGCCATCACCGTCCTGTGCAACGGCTCCCCAATCCACGCGCCGAAGTTGTCCAGCTGGAGCGAGATCGACAGGAACAGGCCGTAACGCGCTACGCGCAGCATCTGATCGATCGCGAGCATGGTGAACTGCGGCGGCACGTGCTCGAGGACGTCACAGCAATACACGAAATCGAACGTCGTGCGCCCTGGATGGCCGAACCCTTTGGCGAGCGGTGACAGGTCGTGCCACAGGCAAGCATCCTCATACAAGAGCGCGCGCGCCTCTGGAACCAGGCCATCCGCCGTAACGTCGCACATGTAGACCTGAAACCCTGCGGTATACAACTGGAGCGCACCCTTGCCTGATCCTGTTCCAGCGTCGAGCACGGTGCCGCGGCGGTCGCCGACAAGATCAAGGAACATCGGCACGCGCTCAGCGCCTGGCGCGTACTGCCCGTACGTGTCGATCGAGCCCCACACTTCTTCGTAACGTGCGCGTTCGGTGTCGAGAATCGTCTTCATGGTTCGTCCGGCATGTTGATCGTGAAGCCCAGCTTCGTACCTTGGCCGGTGAAGGCGACAGCGCCCTGCGCTGGGGTGAGCGTCGTGCCGCCACCAGCGAGATCGCCGCCGTCCCAATCGTCAACGACAGGAGCGCCCGTCGCGATCCCTGAATACTTGATGCCCGCGCTGCCGGAACTAATGGATCCATCCGTCGTGGACAACGCGCTAATCGTGGAGCCGTTCCGCTTGACTGTGAGACTCGTACCGGAGACTTCCAGGCGGATCGTGTCGCCGTTGGCCCAGACCGTGGCATCCGTTTTCAGGGACGTGAACGTCCCAGTGACGGTTTTCCCTAATTCAGTCCCGGCGGCAGAAGCGACAACCCGGTAATACGTGCGCGCGCCATTGGCTTCCCGCACCGAGACGCCGCAGCCCGTGCCCAACCCACCCCCAGCCGTGGCAATCACCGGAAGCAGGCATTGCGAGTATTGATCGTTGGCAAACGCATTCGCGTTCCACCATCCGCCATGGTCTGACCCCGACGTCGGTTCTGCGATATTGGCTGAAATCACGAACGCCGTCTCACTGGTCGTGGTCGTCCAGTTCGTCCCAAGCCCGCCATCCGCACGGTTAAAATTGTCAGTCGCCATAAGTACCTAATTGCGTGCGGCCAAGGTCTTTGCTAGCATGTCGGGCCTTATGTCCATTCCCTGCCTCACACTCGGCGCGCTGGATGTCATCCAGTTCGTAGCCATCGCGATCTTCGTCTTTGCCCCGAAATCCTGCGAGCGCTGCGGGTATCCGAAATGGACGCACGGCCGCGAATAACTCAGTTGCCACTTTGAAGTGGGTGCGGATACGTGTAGGCGGTGTATCCTGGCTTCTGCGTCCCGTCGTAATAATCCCGATTCGCCTGCATTTGGTTCCCGTCGTTACAATCGGTGCTAATCCCGATCGCCCCGTTGTTCCACGCGTAGACCGGCTCTAAGGTCTCGTTCGTGCCTCTCCCGGGTTGCCCTCGGCAGGCATACCCAGCCGTGCCGTTCCCATCGACAAACGTCGTGCAGGTATCTCCAGGCGTCAGCGCGTTGCACGTCGAGTCAGCGGTGCAATACGTGGATCGGTTCGTCGCGCAGAAACTATACGTCCCGCCTGCGCTGAAGGACCATTCATTGCTCGGTGGTCCACCAGTTGGCGTAGCTTTGTACTGCGTGCCGTCGCACGCTGGAAAGGAAAGACCGTTATTACAAGTGGCATTCGCGCGAAACGTTTGGAGAATGATGCCGTCCCAGCCATGCGTGCCACTAAAGGTATTGTTGTAGAAGACGCCTGACCCGCCTCGCATACGAAAGAAGCGATTCGTGCCGGCTCCGTTGTTGATAAATGTGTTGTTGTAGACCTCTGAGAGCAACCACGACGTCTTCTTCCCGCTATCTGTGCCATGCGTTCCTAGGATGTCTGAGCTAGACGAGCCAGTCACCGTGACTTCGTTGTAGCGAAAGACGAACCGCCCGCCAGCAAATCCATCCATCAACCCGTCAGTGGCGCCATTCACGAGGATCTTGGAGTCCTCGATGTAGATGGCCTGATTCGTGCCCCAATCCATCGCGCGTTTCCATGACCTGAATCCGGCGTCACCCCAGTCACCTTGGAATCCCCAAGCATGGGCTGCTGTGGAGACAAGCATGTGATCGTACAGACCGTAGTTCGCATAGTTCACGATCGCTCCAACACACCCGCCGCAACCCGACAACACGAAATGCACATGGTGCATCCGGAACGTCACCTGAAAATCAGAACCGTCTATCAAAAGAGCGCCGTTGTTTTGGTCTGCCCCAGTGATGGTGAACGAGAATCCTGAGATGGCCACAAAGTTTGTCGCGCTCGATGACACCGAGAGGCACTGCACTGCGCACGAGATATTCGTGTTATCCGTACAGGCCAGCGACGATCCAGCGCCTGTGCAGGTCGTAGCCCCACGCAACGTCAGGGCTTTGCCACTGATGGAAATGGCAGATCCCCATGACGTGCCTCCAGTCGCCGGCACACACACCACATCCCCGCTCGCCGCTGCATTCACCGCTGATTGGATTGTGGACACCGTGGCGTTAGCCGTCGTCGTCGTGCATGGCGACACCGCCCCAGCACATCCGGCCGGCTTGGGATTGTTGTCGCAGTCGTTCGCGTTCCGAATAACGATCTGGGGATTCGTCGGCGCCGCCGGAGCGCCAATCCCGGCGATCACCGTGAGCGCGATCACCACCACGATCGCCGAACCGAGCGCGCGCAGCATTTACTGAATCCTCCCGCCAGTCGGCTTCGCCGGCTTCCCCTTCAGGATCGTCACCGTGATCGGATCGCCTGGAGATTCGCCGCCGTCGTTGTAGGCACTCACGGCGAACGTATACGTGCCGGACACACTCAGGCCAGACGCGACGATCAGAATACGGCTGAACAGTTTCACGTGAAACAAAGTGACTACGTAGCGTAGTTACTTGGATGCACGCGGCGGGGATCAATCGTGCTGAGAAAGGCTTCCCACTTCTGGCCGCACTCTTTGCAGCGGTGAATCTTTCGCCGATAGTTCTTGCGACGACGACTATCAATCACTCGAAAGCGATGTGCGAAGCAGCGGGGGCATTCCTCGGGATCGCTGAGCTTCACGAAATCGCTATTCATGGCTTTCTCTTTGCGTAAGTCATCGCCCGACAATCACGCCATCCGGCACACTCGCCAGATCGAAGTAAGTCGTTGGCGGATATGTCCCTTTTCCTGCCCCACCCAAGAGGCAGTTGTTCGTAAACACCCACGACGTGGCGAACTTCGTCAGGCTCGGGATGCCTATCCCGGCCCCGTCACCCTTCACCCCATAGGCGTTGTGATTCGCTAACACGTTCGTCACCGTGAGGCTCTCCATGGGCGATCCGCCCAGTTGGATGAATGTGTAGCCATTGACAAATGTCGTTCTGTCCAACGTGATCGGCCCTGGTGCGCCGGTAATCTGCACCGCGACGCCGGCGGTATACAGCGTGTTGCCTCGTATGGTGACGTTTTTCGTCTTGCCGCCATGCTGGGAGCTGCCGTCTGGATTCTTTTCGAAGGTTTCCCCTTGGATGTTGAACCCGTTGGCGACGTCAACGATGGTGTTGTCCTCGAATTGGACATCTTCCGTGGCTGACCACGGCGCCGTGCCATTCTGGTTGACGCTCTTGAACAGAATCCCATAGCCGGTTTGGGCATCGGCCCAGCACTGGGAGAAGTCATTCCCGAGAATCACCACGCGCTTGCCGACCTTGAACTCGAGCAGGTTCTTGACCGCGTAGCCTTTGCCCTTCCAGTCTGGGTTTTTGGTGAACGTGTTCCGGACAATGCGGATGTCTGACGGAAGCCTGTCGATGGATTTGCTGTCGGCCCCGCCCACCATCAGGTTCTCGCCGGCCGCTTCGAGGTAGTTGTCCTCGATGTGGTACGGCCCGGCCCCATCCCAAAAACAGATCGCTTGGCTGTCCTGACCTGGCGCGAAGAGGTTGGCGAGATATGAGCGGGTAATCGTGATGTTGGAGCCGTTCGCACAGATGCCCCGTTTCTGGCCCAGCGGCCCCGCCACAAGGAGAATGCGATCGAGGGTGATGTTCTGGGCGTCCTGTAATCGGATGACGTCAGAGTGGCCGTCTGTGGAGCTTTGGAACTCCAAGCCGTCCAGCGTCCAGTTGACCGCGCCGGTTGCGTCAATCGTGCGATCCGGATTCCCAGATCTGAGAATGGCAAGGTACCCGAAATCAGACAAGCCAGTGCGCCTATCGGGCAGGCTCCCCTGTGTAGTCAGCCGAACACCCGGCGCATCCTTTGGCGGTAGATGGAGCATTCCGACCGTATAGGTCGCATTCTCCAACTCGATCGTGTCTCCAGGTAAGGCGGCATTGAGCGCTGGCTGGATCGCCTCGGCCGTCCGGATCACGGTGGAGGACTTCAAACAGTCCAAGGCGAGCTGAGACTGCCGGATGGATTCTTGGATATACAGGCGGGCTTGATCGATATTCACTTTGTAGCCTCTCTTGGCTGATACCCTCGTACGTCCCACCCGGCAGGCTCGGCTTCAATCTCATCCGCCAACCCTCGCAGGCGATTCTCTGCCGCTAGGGCGATCTCCGCACTGGGCCGATCCCGCATCGAGGCGAAGTCCTCAGCCAGCGCACGCAGGCGAGAGGCGAGGAAGGGGAGCACGTTAGTCATGCTTGCCCAGTCAGGCGCTCGGCGTCCGTCTGGTCCCGCGAGTAGATCCGATGGCGCACCAGGGTCTTTGCAACCAATCACGCTGCACGTCACGTAACCCTGCGAGCCGAGGAATAGGGATTCAGCCCCGCACGATGGACAGCGCCCACGCACTCTCGGATGCAGCGTTGGCGGATCGTTCGTATAGCGGTCACTCACTGGCTGGCTCCTCTCATGAACCTCGTCGGCTTGCTTTCAATGACGATTCCGGAAGCAACCTCGCGGCTGCGTTCGTGGCTCATTCCGAGCCCGGCGATCAACGTGTTCACGGCCGCGTTAACGTCTCGGTCGTGAGTTGCACCACAGACACACGTCCATCGCCTTACTGACAGTCCTGCGTAGCCAGTCGGGCCGGTGATGGCTCGACATGCCGAACAGATCCTGGTGGAATTGCGAGAGGCAACCTCGACGAACTCGCGACCGCCTGCACGGCTCTTGTACGCGAGCATTTGCCGAAGTTGAGAGTGAGAGGCACTACTGACTGACTTCCCGAATGATCTGGCGATTCCGGCGGTATTGTCCTTGGACCACACGATCAATCTGTTTTCAGCGACGAGCCGCCGCGAGAGTTTGTGATTCCTGTCTCTTCTACGATTCGCGCCACGCTCACGTAGACGAGCGGACAGGCGTTCCCTCTTCCCACGCTGCGCCTGTGCGACACGCAATTCACCAGCGCGTAATTCGTCCGGGTGTTCGATGATTTCGCCATCTGAGGTAGTTAGAAGATTGGAAAAGCCTGGGTCCACTCCGATTAATCCATCAACCACTACCGCAATCGGCTCGCGTTCCGCCTGGATGAACAAACAGAGATACCAACCCGACGCGCGCTTGACGATCCGTGAGCACCCGCTGTGACCGGCTGGAATCTCTTGCGGATGGAACCGCGCCAAACCAAGGCCAGCAAGGTAAACAGACCGATCCGACCTAATGAGTTGACCCTGATCGAATGGAATGCTGTTGAGTTTGTTCCGCCGGCCTTTCAGTCGCGGCCGATTGGCTAAGCCGCCCCTATAGCGGTCGTACGCGTCACAAGCTTGAGCAACCAGAGCCGTCATGGCCTTCGACGGTACGCCGATCTTCCTTCCGTGACCATTTACGAGCGCCTTCATCTCGAAAACGGAGTGCCTGACGCCGACGTTGCCGTCAGCTTCAAGTTTCCGGATGGCCCAATTCCAAACACCCGTCAACCGAAACAGCCAGCGTTCGAGTTGGCGTTCCTGAGCTGGCCGAAGTCGCAGCTTTAATTGAACCTGAATCACGCCTTCGGCTCCTCTCGGCGTCCGTCGCGCACGGCTCGCAGCGCTTTAGCGACGGCTTCAAATGTGTCCGCCTCGGCCGCATCTTTACTCGCGATTCGATCGTCAATCTGCGCCGACTGCTCGCGTTCAGATGCAGACATTTTGGGATACCGCCTTCCCTCCATCTTTTCCGCAAGACGATGGCTCTCGTTCCAGTCGGCATCGGTGCCAGCGCGCCACGTCGCCGCAGAATCGCGCCGCTGCTGCTCAGACTTGCGAGCTGCGAGCGCCTTCTTTTCGATGAACGCTACTAATACGGCGATCCCCTCGTCTGGGGGTGGGGAGGCCCGTAAGGCGGCTTGGACGGCGGCTTCAAGTTCACTCGCGCACTTGGACCATGTGTATGCCGATGCTTGGTCAGGATCGTAATCGGCATCATTGCGCCAGCGCTGAATCAATCGGGCGATCGGATCGTCGGCCATCATAGAGAGTCCCCCAAAATACAAAATTCCTTCTACGCGCTTCAGTGCCTGAGAGTCATGCGCCCGTCCCAGCTACCGCGTCGGCGGCTCGTGCTTCTTCGTACGCCTGGATGAAGACCGCCGCGACTTGCGGGACGATGGCATTGCCGAAGCCGCGCAGTTGAGCCACCCGTCCTCGTATCCCATGAGCCAGCATGGAAAGGCCGGGTTTAATGCGCCATTGAGCACGGTATCGCCGACCGCCTCTCTCAACTTCTGCCTCGATCGCGTTCCACCCCACTTGCAAAGGGCCGCTCCACCAGAATCCGTGACGGCTGTTGGAGTCGGCCACCCCAACGCAATCGCCTTGACCAAGACCTGCAACGATGTGATCGCTGTTCGGTTGCCGCCCATGCGAGCTTTCATCGCCAGGTGAGCCGCCGGAGTTTTGTTGTCGTCGTTCGCTACTGGTGTCGGCCACCCAAAACAGGCGCTCTCGGACATGGGGAGCGCCGACGCTTGCAGCCGGGAGACAGACCGCCGCGCAGGCGTAAGCCTCGTTCTCCAAGTCATCACAAACTCGATCCCACCAGCCGAAGGCAATTGCCGCTTCAACCTGCTCACCAAACGCCGTTGCAGGTCGGCGCTCGCGTATGAGCTCGCGCCAGGCAGGCCAAAGGTCGCGCGAATCATTGGCGCCGCCACCATCGCCCGCGACACTGAACGGCTGACAAGGACAGCTCCCGGTCCAGACGGCTCTGTCGTCAGGCCATCCGGCGAGCCGCAAGGCGTAGGACCAGCCTCCGATGCCGGCGAAGAAGTGGCACTGGACGAATCCTCGCAAGTCGTCTGGTTGAACATCGACAATTGACCGCTCATCGACTTCGCCATCAGCAATCAGCTTCGCCTTGATCAGTTCCCGCAGCCACGCCGCCGCAAACGGATCGTTCTCGTTGTAGTAGCTGCTCATACTGCACCGTCACCACCGGCACCAAACCAACAAAACGGGCAAGCGTTGGACCCATATGCTTCCGTCCGGCCAGCACTTGGCCCACAAAGGACGCATGCACCCCAGCCCGCTTCGCAAACGCCGCCCGCGTCCGGTACTGCTGGACATGGCGAATCAAGACCAGGCGGGCTTCAGATTCAGTCAGCATCACAGGGATTTCACTTCTGCAATCGCGGCTTCCACAGCCTTCGCATAATTTCGGTAGTCGTCCAGGATCTGCTGTCGTGTTTTGCCAGACTGGCCGTGCTGTTCCTGCATTTGAGTCGGCGTGAACGCTCTAAAGGCGTGCGATGCGCGCTCGTAATCGTCGCCGCGAAGGCGAGACAACCCTTGGAGCACTAAATCTTTCGTGGCTTTTGTCATGGTGCGCCTCAATCTGGGCCTGCCGCAGCCGCCTTCGGATCGAACTGTGGCGCGATTACATAATCCAGAACCGTGATACTCCGATTAGCGAAGTGTTCATATCCAAGAACAAGCCCTGCGAAGTGACCGGCGATAAACGCTTCATGGTATCCATCGTCATCTGTGAAGCGCATCGTCACGGCGCACTGGAGACCGTATCCTTCAGCTAGTTCGCGATACTTCTGCAGCTTTGGATGACTAGATGCGTAGTGATAGTGCTCACTGTGCATGTCCACTGTAAATTTCTCCATCACCGAATACTGTAGGCTTCCGCCTCAATCTGCGCCTGTGTGACTTTTTTGATTCGTCTCGGCAGCTTGCCCACGTATTTATCACGCAACCCGAAATACACATCGCGCGCGGCATACCACCGCTTCAACTCCTCACCGTGCGTCCAGTGCCCAGCAACAACCACCTTGCCGTCTAAGAGCATGCGCTTGTCCTGCCAGTCTCGATCCTCGTCAGGCACGTAGCGCAGCATCCGGTGTGACACGCCAGCGGCTTGGCACTCGTGGCAGCTACAGGGTTCGTCCTGATACCAGAGGCTCACGGCCCTGCGATGCTCGCCAGATTCGGGTTCCTGCATCGGCAGATACGCCGCCACACTGGCGCGCGGGATGTGACGAATCCACTCAGCGGCTCGAGGAAAGCGATCGCATTTTTCGATACACAGGTCAGCCCCTTGCAACACTGACCGCAACGGGAATCTAATCAGCGCCCTGAAATACACCTCGGCAACCTGCGTGACTTCGCTGTGATCGCCACGTAATTGGAACGCCCGACGAAGTTCGACGAACTTATCCACGAAGACGACGAGGTCTTGCGCGTTCATGATCGCGCCGCCTTTTCTCGTATCGCTGCCACGATTCTTTCGGCCGAGAGGCCATCCCCCATCCCGGTTTGCTTTGGAGGCCACTGCGCAGCCACCCGAGGTCGCCAGAACTTCACCGCGTCAGGGTCAACGGGTTCATCCTCTGGAATCGTCTCGAAGGTGCTGTTGTAGAAGGCTTTGAGCGTCTGCTCTGATTGGCCCGTCGACCGCTCGAATTGCTCATGAAGGAAATCGGGCACACAGACGCGGCCGCACCACGAATGCCGCATATGATCCCGCGGTAGTGCCCCGCCCATGACGCCAGACCCCATCCCAGTCGCACGCGCGCGCGAAGAGCCGTTGTCATGGTCTAAGCCGTTAGTCTTAGCCAGTGTCAGCGCGCGCCCGCACGCGAGGGATTCCTGAGTCTCGACAGATTCGGGAGAAATTCCGGAGGGAGTCCGGAAAGAGTCCGGACAGGCCCACGAAGAAAGCTTGCGGCCTCCGGGAAAGATAGTGAACAGCCAACGCGTGTTGTCTGTGCAAGATTGGAGCACGTCGGCTGAGGGACTTGGATGGATGGTGCGCTTCGGATAGGTGATCTTCTGGTAGTCCTGCCAGCTCTCCTGGTAGCAGTAGGTTTGACCTTGATGCGCGAACGTCCGAATCAGGCCAGCGTCACGAATAACCCGCAAGGCTCGTTCAACCGTGCTTTGTGATCGTCGTGCGAGTCGATCATTGTCCGCTCGTAAGGTGATACCTGAAAAGCGCATCAGCCCGAAATCGTCGGCAGCGAGCACGTAGCTGCGCCACACAAGGTCTTCAAAATCAGTGAGGCTGTTGACCTTCGCAGAATGGCCGAGGCACTTGTGGAAGAAGCGATCGTCAGGCATTACTGCAGCCTGCCAATCTGGTACAATGCGGACGCGGAGCTAGTCATGGCACGGTCCCTTCGTGTTGTGATGAACACCGCATCGGATGTAACGGTCCGGTGCGGCTGCTCCTGATTATAACCGCTTTCGCCCAACTTTTCATAGACAAAAGCGAAAGTCATCGCACCATCTCGATCACATCCTCACCGGTTCACTGCTCGCGGAATCAACTCGAAAATAGCGCAGTCGGAAGACGGCATCTCGTTGAGAACTGCCTCGGCCTGCTTCCTGGTCAAAGGCCAAACGCCGTTGTCTAATACAGCTGCAGGCTTACCAAATACAAGATTCCCGCTGCAGATATACCCCACGAGAAATCTGGCTCGACGCTTCGCCATGCGCTCTTTCATGCGTGTTTTCATTGGCCCACCATCTCGATCACATCCTCTATCGTCCGCACGTCACACTTCCTGAATCTCGATCCCGTACTGCGCTTCTACCATTTTCTTTTTCAGCCGATACGTGGGCGTCTTCATGCCCTTGGCATCCTCGATAATCAGAACGCCGTTGACGCCAGTTCGATAGCGAAAATCCGCGATGTAGACGCAGACCTGGTGGAGTTCGCCATTCTTGCGGCCGCAGACGTAGAGCGGGAACTTCGGCTGGAGCTCCAGTTCTTTCACTTGGCCCACGCGCTCGAGCATCTTCAGCTCGCAGTACCGCTTCGCCTCTCGCTTGCTGGCGAACACGATGCCGTCCACCTCGGTGCGTTTGGCGCCATACTTGGAACGTGTCATCGTGCACACCACAGGGCCACCTTCTTCCCGAAGGGACTCGTCCCGATGCCTGACGGATACACCAGATTCCGCTTCACTAGTCCATTGCGAATCGAGCAGATCGAGCTGAGAGGCAGATCGAAATAGGTCGCCGCTTCCCAATCAGATTTCCCGTCGTGCATCTTGATCCAGCCGAGATACTTCTGAGTTTTGTCGAACCGTGTCGCCTCCGCCGCCTTCGCAGAGAGATAGCTGGTGTGTCGGCTGACTGGCGTGCGGCCGGCGAACGGTAAGCCTTGCTCGGTGTAGGGCATGTCAGAACACATCCTTATCGTCGTCGATGTCCACACCGAGATCCGCGCAGAAGAGTCGCCGCGCTTCCAGCCCAATATTCTCCGGTACGCGTGGTCTGTCCATTGTGTTGTACCGAGTCTCGATGCGTGACCACACATCATCAGTCCGATACTTGTGTCGAAGCGTCTGACGTGATTCACGAACCACTCTGTCCAGCCGCAGCCAGTGCTCACGGTCGAAGTAGATGAAGCGCCACACTTCGCGCATTAAGCGGCTGTCTTTCTCGATGACCACTTCAATGCTTCTCATGACAGGCGCTCAAATCTGAGCGGCCCGTCAGCCCCGCGCTCTGACAGGGCAATAATAGCCAGACGCTTGGCGTGATGCTCGCCATGATGGAAGCTGCACAGCATCAGAGAATCCTGCGTGTTGTGCCGCACCTCTGGATCCATCCTACGCGTCTTGTAGCGCCCCACCAGATGCGCCCATTCGCTCGGGCCGTCGCACATGAGAAAGCCTTTCGTCGCGAGAGAAGTCCAGATAATGCCCGTGTCACGAAAGACCCGGCAGTGGCCATCCCGCTGCACACACGCCGCGCGCACTTGGCGCTTGATTTTTGCCTCAGTCCTGCGATTCGACGCCTGGACGCGCTTGCGGGGACGGGGCTTCGGGAAGGCAATCATTCGGTAAACATCCCAGTCCGATTGACAATTTGCGAGATGGTCGAACGATGCACCCCAAACATCTCCGCGAGTTCACTGCCGGTGAAGCCTTCGGCCCGCATGACGCGAATCCGCGCGATGACCTCTGGCGTCATCCGTAGACGCGCACGACGGGGCGGCGGATTCTTCGCCAAGTTGAGGAGTTCGGCGTCCGTCATCGGCTCAACCGCATCTCTTCTTCCTTACTGCGGAGGAAATATTTCAGCGACCGAGCCAACTCGATCGCGAGTTCCTTGGTGTCTCTGGCCTCTCGTTTGCGGGAATATTCCGGCGATGTCTCAGCCCGTATTTTTGCCCGATTGGCGGCTTCATCCGAGTCGAGATACTTCAGCAACACCTCCGCAAACTTGGCGTCCGCTTCCCGTATTTCGTCGTTCAGATTCCCAACCAACGCTGTGAGTCGATTCAGGAGTTCCGCCGCGCGATCCGGTTGCAGGTCGGGCGTATCCCTGACTTCGATCTGAATCATCCGCACCATGCCGCGAATCGTGGTCGTCGCCATTACGCCGGCACTCCCATTAACGCCGCAACGGATTCAACTTCCCGATCCACATCAGACAGGAACAGCCGCACCGCGAGTTCATGCGCTGGGAAATCAATATCCGATGCCTGGATGCGCGTCCGCTTCAATCTGACCTGCTCCGGAAAGTCAGGGTGATACGACACGAAGTCTCCCCACGCTCGCCCGGTCAACCACAAGCCGTGGACGATTTGCAGGAAGTACTCATTGGGGAGTTCGCCGCGGAGGTAATCCAGATGGGTCGCCGCCTTCGGGCACTTGATCTCGATCAAGCCGTCAGCCGTCAACCCGTCTGGTGAGCACCCCGCCATGAGTTCGTCGTGCATGACGAACCCGACCGACTCCACCATGATGCCTGTCTCGGCTTCGTAAGCGGCTCGAGCCTCAGCTTCCAGTTCGATCCCACGCTCCATGTCGAACGACAGAAAGCCATCCTCTTGCGCGCGGCCCGTTAAACGCTCCAGCACGAGCTGCACGCGGAGATTCCGGCGGCCGGCTGCCTCCCCACCCTTCTTGAGCGTGGCGAAGGCGTCAGCGACCCTGGAGGCCGTCAGGCGCCCCAACCGTGCCGAGGCCCACTCCGGACTGCGTTGATCGCATGGGAGGATGATCACTTCGCCCCCACTGGAACATGAGCCTTGACCGCGCGCTGCTTGATCGTCATCCACTTCCGGCCATCGACCTGCGTCAGATGCTTGCGGTATTCAATCTTCGACTTGGTGAAGGCTTTCTGGAGGGCTTCTGTCCCTTCGTCCGCGACAGCCACTAGATCGGCAAACCACTCGTCATATCCGGACGGTATCGCTGGTTCTGGCGGCAACTCGTCCGTCAGTTCGGCGCGCGGAGCCTGCCGAGGTGATGCGCCGTTGCCGTCATCATCCGTCTGGGCAATTGCCGCCAGTCCAGCCAGTGAATACCGACGCAGATACGTCGTGGCACTCCCTACCCCCTGCGCGTCTGGCTTGGCGAGCGGTGCCGCAGGCAGGCCACTGATCCACTGCCCGCTCGTGTGAAGCAGGAGCGTCTCTACCGTCACGATGCCATCCGCAAATGTAGGCATCTGAACGACCGCTAGGCCATGCCTCGCAAAGATCGGTCGCACGGTATCGGTGACGGCGTCCAGGGAGGCGTATTCGTTTTTATAGTGAGGATTCTTCGCGTCCTTGACGACGTTCTGAATCTCGCCCTGCGCCTTGGATAGGGCCGCTGCAATCTCGTTGATCTGATCTGAGGTCTTCATCGTGTGCCTGCCTTCGCTCTCGGATCAAAGCCCGCGACGATGCGATGGCCTTGTTCCGTGGCGTACCAGTGCCGTCCGCGACTCACGTAGCCGTGGCCCGTCTCTCCACAATCAAGACAGACCCATCGAGCATCTTCTTTACTCGCCGTGCCAATCTCACGCATGTCCAAACCGTTGAACGATGTTGGCTCTGGGAAGTCGCTCACAGCTTGTGTCCAAGAGCCCGAGCGTTATCCAGAACCCATTCCGCGACGTGGTTCGATCCGAACCGATCGCACGCGTTCCGCACGGCATGCTTCGCGTTGGCCCGCTCGATTTCGTAGCCCACCAGGATCGCGTCCAGCCGATTCAACTCCGTCTCGTGGATGCGCTTGATCGCCGCTTCCCGCGCGTGCTCGACGACGTCCTGTTCTCGAGGATCGCTATAGGGCTTGGACATGGGGTTGCCTTCCGTTGGAACTGGGTATACACTCATGGTGTCTTCGCCTCTCTCTCATACAGGGCCGCTTGCTTCAACAGGCGGCCCAATTTACGTACCTACTTGCAGACTGCCCCAGAAGGCTCAGTGGTGACGTGACAACTGGCACGCTGGCGATGAGCGTCAATCACCGGATTGTCCTCGGTCGCCGCTCCGTTCCACTCCGCTCCACATGAACACTTAATGGTCGGAAGCGATGCCCAGCGAGCCTTGTCCAGTGCTCGCTTCTGCATCATCCTCGCCCACGCTTCAGACTCAGATCGCGGTTTCACGATTCCTCCTTACAGTCGTTTGTACATCTCGTTCTTCACGAGTCTCAACGTCGGCTCCTGTGGCTCTCGCTTGAGATATTTCTCTATGCGCCAGATGTAGTACCGGACTTGCAGCTCTCGCCAGCCCGCCACCAGTGCCCGCTTCAGCAACACACCGAGCGTGGCTGCGGTGATGGCGCCCACCACGATCCAGAGCGTCAGGAAGATCAATGCGAAGGTCGTCATAGCCGGTCCCACCGTGTCTGCTGGTGACTGCGGACTCGCCCGTAGTCAGGGGTTCGAAGGCGGATCCACCACTCTTCGCAGCGGATAATCAAATTGATAAGCAGGGTCATGACGTCACCAGCCAGACCAGCGCGGCCACGAAGGCTCCCGACACGACGAAGGTGTAGAGAAAGGCCCTTGGTCTCATGGCTCACCAGCCACAGTAGAGCAACCAAAGGTAGTAGTTCCAAGTCTTCAAGATGTCGCACTGGTCGGCCGAGATTTCCGCCGCCGATATGACCGTGCTGATGATCAGCACCGCCAGCGCCACACCCACCAGACGTCGCTTGGTCGGCTGGGCGATGTCCCAGTAGATCAGCACCCACGTCATCGCGCAGATCAACCAGCCCACAGGGGAATAGAGCCAGAGACGAACCACTGCATCGAGAGTCATGACGCACGTTCCTTTCGCTCGCTCTGTTCAAAGAGCATCAACTGATGTTCGTAATCCCGGATGGCCGTATCGATCACCGCGGCCTGTCTGAGTTCTTCAGGGAGGCCCACTTTCGCCAGCAGCAAAAAGCAGTACCACTGCATGAACTTCAGCGGCAGCTTCGCCAGATCCCGATGTGGGAATGGCCGCTCGTCTTTGAGTTGCCGCTCAACGTAGGACCGATCCCGATCCCAATACACCGCCAGCTTCGTGATCGAGATCCCGCAGATGTCCAGCGCCCTGCGGATCTGTTCTTCATCCACCAACGCCAAGATGAAACAAGCCGTGAGGAGGAATGCGTGTTGGCTCATCGCGGTCCTACTTTGCCTACTTCACAGCTCGGCAAATCGCGGTCAGGATGTTGAGTCATATGACAGAGCACCTATTCATGACGGCAGATGCCCTGCTCAGAGAACACATGATCAGCGGGGCAACACCTTCGCTGTTTGAACTTGAATGGGAACCAGAAAGCGCAGAAAATAGCCCGTCATTCCGAGTGGCGCATAGCCAACGATTGGCGAAGCGCCAAGCGAAACTGCGTCCCGTAGTGAGTGTTATGTTAACTACGGCCATAGTCGATTTACACCCCGCCAACAGGCGCCTGGATCGCGTTGTTGCGACGGCGCTTAGACGATGTGCTAAGTCGAGTTGGCACCCAGGACTCGACTGGGATGCCCGTCACCTGCTCAATATGCACCGCCATTGGCAATCTGGGGCGACGGCGGCCAGCGAGCAACTGTGACAAATACGTAAAGTGAATCCCCAATAACTCGGCGAGTTCCCGTTGGTTATAGCCGCAGCGGTCCCGATAATCCTTCAACCGCTCCGCGCCTGTTTTCATCATGTGTAGACATTGGCATAAAGCCAATCCGCTGTCAAGCCCCCTGCTGAAAAAAAGTAGCCCCTTGCCAATCGTGCGTGAGGCACACTCTCACGAACCTATGAGTCTGATCGGACTGCGCCCAGATCGTTTGCTGGCGGAAAATATCCGAACGCTATTATCTGGACGGGGATACGACGCGAAGGAGCTGGCGGTATGGTGCCGGAAAAGTCCCGCGTGGATCAGTAAGGTGCTTTCGGGCGAGCGATCCGTCCCACTCAAAGAGGTCGGGCGAATCGCTGATTTCTTCGGGTTGACGGCGAGTCAATTGCTGTCGCACGGCATCAGCCCATTGACTGAACGCCGACGCAGACAGCGCCGCGACGGACAGGACCGGCGTATCAGTGGCGAGCGCAGACAGAGTCTTCAGCCCGATCCGCCGATGCGTCTGTTCCCGGCCAGGGAACCGCGGCACAAGAAGCCGACGGGTTAGGCCCACCAGTTGGGCGGACCCGAGGCGTCCATCATGTCGATGGCGTACTCCTCGATGCTGGCGATGAGATGGGGTGCCGTCGCCGCCATGATTTGGAGAATGTCTCCAAGGCTTTTCTTAATGGTATGAGGCTTGGGAACGCGCCGCTCGCAGGATGTTCTGACATCGTCCGAACGGCGGAAGGCATGAACCGACATACGGCAGACTCCAGTGCAGTCAAATCAGAGACGGCAGTATAGCGCCATAAAGCATATGAAAAAGCCACGAATTTTAGCAAAAGTGTAAACAAATTTGACGACTGTCGGGCTTGGCGGTTGAAAGAGAGAACGGCGCATGTGGATCTTGATGGGGGCGCTGATGGTCGGGCTGATCGTCGCGCTGCTCTCGTGGGCCATACTGGAGATGTATAAAGGAAGGCCAAAGAAATGAAAGGGTGTACGTCATGAGAAGTCTGATGCTCGCTGCGGTCTTTAGCGCATTGCCCCTAGTGGCCGCCGCTCAACCTGTGAAGGTCTACGTCTTCACCCAAGCCGATCCATCAGGGTTGGTGGACGCGGATTCCAAAGCTCGAGCCGCGGCCGTCGAAGGCTTGTCCAAGACGATTGGCAAGTCCAAGACGCTCCAGCTCGTGCCCACAGCGGCAGAGGCGCAGATCCAGGTGGAGCTGGGCAACGTCGAGACGGTCGAAGAGACGGACAGCCTCTCAGCCCTGAACAACGCCCTCAACGGCGCCCACAATTCAGATACCAAGAAGGTCAAGTACCGCTGCGCGACGTTGCGTTTCGGCGAATACACCACTGAGATCAAGGGGAAAGACAATCTCGGCAATGAGGCTGGACTCAGCCGCGCGATTGAATCGTGGGTGAAAGATAATGCAGGCAAGCTCAAGTGAGCTATACTGACGACCTACAGGAGTGACCGGCAGACGGTGTCACTCCTCCGGACGCGGTCCCGTGCCCCAACACTGTGGCCGCGTCACCTCTCCACTAAAGTACCGCCTTTCGCTTTCCATTCAAGAATCTTTCTGGCTCGTCATTTTCTTGTGTACAAAATAGCCAAGCGCTTCGTATATTTATTGTAGATGAAACACAAGAACCCACACGCCGTCGCGCTAGGAAAACTGGGCGGCAGAGTCAAATCGGAACAGAAGACTCGGGCCGCTCGCATCAACGCCAAAAAAGGCGGACGCCCCAGAAAGAAGCCCGTATCATGAAGCCCGTCATTCTCCTTATCGCGCTCCTCTCAGCAGCCTGTGCTGGCTCACCGACGCAGCCCACATCGACGCCCCAACCAGGACCGAGCGTGGCAACGGTCGCGGCTCCCGATCCAGAACCGGCTCCCGCGCCTGAACCAACACCAGCGCCAGAGCCTCAGCCAGTCCCAGCTCCGCCTCAGCCTGCCCCCTCGTGGCATGCCACCACGACGTCAGGCACGGCGTTACCAGCGACCTTTGATGTCGAGTGGCGCTATACCACGCTCTGGTTTGGGCCACTCACGGCAGAGATTACGATTCAGGATGGGCGCTCAGTGTTCGCGCGGACGCCGAGCTTTAGTATTCAGATCGTTCTGGATGGAAATCGGGGATCGTGGACGTACAACGGCTTGTCAGGTCAAGCCTCTGGTGTGCTTGTTTTAGAATAGGAAACGCCGCCGCATCAGTCCGTGAATTAACATCTAGGAGACCGATCGTGCATGATTGGCATGACATCGAATTGCTCGCACTCAACCAACCTACTCTACACGCGGCAGTGACAAGAGTTAGACAGGGCGCGTCAAGAGAAGAAGCCCTCATTGATGCGGCCATCGCTCTTTCACAACAGGTAGCAGTGCTTATAAAAGCTAAAACTGACGCCTTGTATTTCGGGAATGGGTTCGTTAGTGTGAGCCGAGACGATTCCGGCGAATTTCAATACAAGCGACTCGACCCTGTGTCGGTCGTAATTCGAACTAAATAAGAAAGAGCCGCCGTCCCAGACACCACCCTCGCACGACCGGGGCGATCGTGCGTTCCCAGCGAGTGGCTTCCAAGAGCGGCGGCAAGCTCAATCAGACATCAACATCCAGCCGGTGACGTCTTCGATCATCGTCATCCGGCCGCGACGTTTGGGTCAGCAACCTTGACCACCTTAGCGCCTTCGATGATGTGGATGGTCCCGATCACCACATCAATCGCGTAGCCCGCCACGGTATTCACCTCTTCGGGATTCAGCTTCACGGACCCAGTCGCGTTGGCCACAGCTACGGCGGCCATCACAATCGCGAGCACATGCGCTTTCTTCTCCGGCCCGGTAGCTCCATGGATCTGTTCGGCTTCCTTGATGGCGTTGACTATGGTCGGGATGAGCACCGCAATCCCAGCACCGCCAGGCACGGCCATCAGGAGGACTGGGGCGATCAGACTCACGACGGCGAGGAACTGATCAAGGTTGAATGGGGCTGCTGCCATTAGGCTGTCTCCTTTACGTCGTAAACGAATCGCTTCCCACCGAAGGCCCAGCTATACGGCTTCCGCCATTCGGGACCGCCGCCGAACCGGATCGCTTCGAACCCACTGAGCGCCTGCTCAGCAAGCATCCCGGCCTTTACCCACTCGATCAAGAGCGTGGCATCGGCAATCAACCGATCCTCCCGCGTGCCGCCATAGTAGTACTTTTCATCGTGGCGCTCGCATGCCTTCCGTTGTTCTGGCGTGATAGGGAAGACGGAGACTAACAGCGACGGAATAGAACATCCGTCTGAAGTTGCAGGATCCCACGGCGGCAGTGTGGTGCTCATCTCAGTGAAACCGAATCAGCGGCAAGCCGCCCGTGACGAGCGACAGGAACCAGAGCACGACAATCACCACGAGCACGACATACAGCACGGTTTGCACTGGCGCCGGCAGACCGAGCAGCGGGAGCACCGTCCGCACGGCCCACACGATCAGCACAACGACGACGAGCCAGACCAGTAACGCGATGAGTGTCATGATTTCCTCCAGCAAATTCCGTCGCCGTAGATGTCAACCCAGCCAGCCTCTGGGGCAGCCGTGGTCGTCAAGGGCGGGATGCGAACCATGCGATCCCCGCAGCAGTAGGTCCGCAGGCTCTTGCCTTGTTCGTCAATCCGCCGATAGCCAGGAGAGGCGTTCGGTGTGCCGGCAGGAATGGCGTTCAATCCCTCGAGCGCAGCCTTCACGCAGCGCATCTCGTCAGCCGTTGGCCGCTGGCCGAACTTCCCGCCTTGGTAATGCAGGGTCGCCCCACCGCCCAGGAGCGCGCAGCTTGCGAAATACGCTTTGTAGTTCTCTGGGTGGTAGCCGTCCTCATCAGGGCGCATCGGTTCATCGGCCACCGCCGGAATCTGCCATGGCGGATGCGGCCCTTCTGGGCCAGCGCCGGTGTAGAACTCCATCAAATCGTGGCCGCCCTTGCGCTGCCATTCGCCATCTCTGGGAGAGTGATGGGTGATGTAACGCCCGAAGAACGGCTCGTCTAGCGCATTGTTACCGCTGGCATAGGGCAGGGCGGAGGCGTCACAGACCGCGTGCAAGGCTTCCACATCGATCCGCTTGCCGTTCGCTCTAGGCTCATTCGAAATCTCAATGAGCAGGTTGGACAGCGGCGAAGCCGATAATTGCCCAACTAGCGTCTTTGCTGGCCCTAGGCGTGCAGCGTCGTCGTCAGTCAGCAGGCATAACTCCAGCCGCCAGCCGCGCGCCCTGAGATGCTCTACCGTCTCCAGCCAGACATTCGCGCCAGGTGACTCCCAGCCGGTTCCGATCCACGTCACGTAATCGAATGCTCTGGCGACGTTGAAGCCGTCGAAGTCGTCAAGGATGCCGTCAATCAGCGCCCACTGTCCGGTCCGTGCGAGCTCGCCGATCTTGAAGAAGCTGACGCCCTTATAGATCCACGGCGTACCGCCTTCGGTAAAGACTCGCCGGTCATAGCTGAGCGGAAGGATGGCGCCCCCACCGCCCCCGCTGGAGCCTCCACCGACGTTCAAGAGGTAGAACTCTGAGAGGTTCATTCCGCGATACTCAACACGTAGATCCGTCCGCCCTCGCGCTCCGCAAGCAGAGACGCCCCGTTCTTGGCACGAACGAATTTCTCCCATGGCCCCGCCGCATCCCGTTCCTCTAGATTGCCATCCGGTGTGACGCACACTACTTTCCCGTTCGGCTTGCGAACAAGTAGCGCGCCGTTGCCGTCCGGGTGCGGCTCGAGCTGGCCGGGTTGAAATCCCACAATCGGGGCTGAATACGCCATCATGTCTGTCAACTCCACTGGAGGGGGTTCTGGTGTGTCAGGAATGCCCGCGCCAAAGACTGCGCGCGTGTTGTGCAACGAAGCCAAGAGTCCATTGGCGCCGAAGTTGTTCGGCACGTTCTGGGTCTTGTGCGTCGGATCTGGAGAGACTCGATGCGCCCACGCCACGACTCTGACCTGCGGGGCGTCTGGATACATCGGCTGGATCTTCTTCGCCAGCGCGTCAAGGTTCTGGTAATGCTCCACGTCAGTCGCAATCGGATCTTTCGTCGCGTTGACGTAGATCCCGATGGGCATCCCGAATTCTGTCGAGAGGCCCTTGCATGCGTTGATGAAGTCCTTAACCCTGGTATCCGATCCGGCGTCGTGCCAGTTGATGTCGAGGTGCAAGAACGCTGGCACCGCTTTCCGATCTCGCAGCGCCATCAGGAACATTCGGATCGTATTGAACCCGCTGAACGGCCACGCCTCGATCAGCCCGCAGGCGACACCCAGCGCATTGCATTCGTGAGCGAAGGCTGCGTGCGCGTCAGCGGCTTTGTTCAGATCGCCCCCGCAGGACTGCTGGTTGGACACCAGCGGCTCGTCGGTCGCAATCGCCGCCACGTCTCCCCCGCCATCCCGCACGCGCTGCACCGCCGTCTTCAGGCCGTCTACGGCGTTCTTGGCTTGGCAGTCTCCCGGCTTCACCGACCCCATTTCGATGACCAGCGGGATGCCCCACTCTTTCAGCTTGCGAAAGACGCCAGATGCTAGGAGATTGGGATAGATGTTCGATCCCAGTTGCGGGGTCGAGACGTTGCTCAGAATCTCCTGCACGAATATGGAGTAGGTCTCCACACCACTCAGGTTCGCTCGGTCCTCAAACAGATCAATCTGGTCAATGGAGCCGATGTTTGGCCCAATCCAGAAGCGTCCAAGCGTGGGGTAGACAGGCGGCATGGGTAATTCCTCAGTGGTCAGAAAGTGGCAGACAGAGCCGCCGTCGTCAGGCTTCCACTCCGCAATCGCCAGTTGGTTGCCTGACTTGTTGAACTGGATGAACTGCACATTCCCCGGCTCGAGCTCGCCGTGACCAGCCGCAACCAGTCCGCTGACGGTGTCCTGTCCGATGCGAAGGCCGTCACGCTCCACGAATTCAGCCAGCCCTGACTGATTCGTAAACTCGTCTTGGGAATGGACCGTGCCGTCATCCCACACCGCCGCAATCCCGCGCGCGCCCATAGGTTTTGAGATAGGTTCCAGCGCTGCCCCTGTGATCGGATGAAAGACGCCAACGTTCCCCGGCTCCGTCATGAGGCTGGCATAGAGGCCCCGCGGTCCGAAGGCACAGGGCCGCGTGCCGTAGGTCATCACCGAGCCGACAGTCAGCCACTTGGTTCCGTTCCAGAGCCACGCCATCCCGTCGGCCTGTCCCTGCCCACCGAGCACCAACGACCCATTCCAGTTTGCGCAGACGACGAACAGCACATTCTGTCCAGGCAACAAGACAGCCCCCCGGCTCGTCTCGATGTGCGACTCTGGGAACAGCACGGCATAGTCGCCGTTGGGCAACGCGCACGAATACCAGCCGAGAGGGAACCACTTTCGCGTCATATCGTCCCGGCGACGGGATGCCCTGTCTTCCTCCACGAGCCTCGAGAGCGCTCGACCTGACAGATAGAAGGCGCACCCTTGTCGCCGTTCCACATCACGACCATCTCGGTGCCGTCAGCCTCACGGAAGATGCCTCCCGCCCAGCCATCCTTCGTGAGCGGAATAGTTCCCTTGCGCTGGTGAGAGACATACCGGCGTTTCATGGCTTCACCCTCGTGCGAGACGCGCGATCTCAGCCTTGAAGGCGCCCAGCGTATCCTTCGGGGCCAAATCGAACGTGTCGAGAATCCAATCCGCACAGACCTTGGCTTCGTGTTGTTTCCAGCCGAACTCTTCAGCCATATAGGCCGCGAGAGTTTCGCGTGACTGAGCACCAGGGCAGCATACGGACAAAATGCAATTCACCTGTCCATCATCAAGACTCATTTCGTTCTCCCCTTTCCGGTCATGAGGGTTTCCTTCATGGACTGTTGCTCGTACTGGAACAACTCAATCCTGCGCTGCATCGCTTCGATCGCAGTCTTCATCTGCAACGCCTGCACGTCTGCGAGCTTATCCGCCGCCTCAAGCGCAGACTTCTGCGCCTCCATCCGCGTCAGGATGTCGCGCACGTCGCTCCGCAGCCCGTAGGTCGACGACCAGACGCCACCGACGACCGTGATCGTGAAGACGACGATTGCCACAAGGACGCGCGGAGTCATAATGACGTTTTCGACGTTCGGCGGCGTGTCCTTGAGTTTCTCGAGGCGGTTCTCGTTTGCGATGATGCGGTCGCGCAACGCCTGCGAGGCTGACAAGAGGTTCTCGTGTTGCGCGATTAACTCCCGGAAGTCCTGACGCAACCGCTTGTGAGCATCGTCATGCTTCTGATCGTTCTGCTCGATCATTTGGAGCAGGCCTTCACGGAATGGCTGTGCAGACATCAGCGTCTCGTCGAGAACGTCCATCGATGTAATCCACTCACTTCGGCACTTCGCCAGATGGGAGCTGAGCCGGGAGGTTCCCCGCGTTCTCGCTGCCCTGCTTCGTTGCTTCCAGTTTCTTCACTTCCACAGGCTTCACTTGTCCCGGCGCAATCGTGACCGTGACGGGATGCGTCACAAACAACGTGCGCCCAGCGAGGTTCACCAAGGCTACGATCGCCGCCACGAGTGGGGCATAGTGCAACGGGATCACATTCCTGATTTCAGGTAGCGTAAACGCCAGCGCCACAAAGTTGATGATGTTCAGCGGATCGGAGTAGGCGGAACGGGCATACGCGGTTTGTGTCTCGTCGGCCATTGGTTATCCCTTCAGTTTCAGCAACAGCGCAATCAGTCCGCCGAGCAACGAGAGAAAGGCAATCACGCCCACAGCGCTCCCAATCCAACTGAGGATGCCGAGCCGTTCCTGTTTGAGTTCCGAGATGTCATTCCGCAGCGCTTCGATCTCTCGGATCAACGACCCATGCGCAGCCACATACTCCGATCGTGGTAACAACGTGCGTTGCTGGTCGCCGAGCGTCGCGCGAAACTCATTCACAGAATTGAACCTGCGTTCTGCGGCGTCCTCGGCCTTGGTCACGGCTTCCTTTGCTGCCGAGAGTGCCGCATTCACAGCCATCTGCTGGTCAGCGAAACGCTGCTCATAGCGACGATCGTTCGCCGCGAGCAAGGCCAACACATGCTCACGAACCGTGCCGATCGTCCACGTCCCGTCGTCTCTCATGAAAACTACTCAGGCGTCCCGGTGACCGTGCCACTCAATAAGCCGTCCGTCACTAACTGGTTCAGGATCCGCTTCTGGAGACTCGTGGTGCTTAGGTTCGCTTTATTCAGAGCCACAATAAGATTGCGCGCCTTCGTGCGATCCGCATCAGTCCCAGTCGATCCGCCGTAACGGAATTCCTTGAGTTCGCCATGCTCACCGCGCAAGTGGATTACGATGAGCGACTGTTCCCAATTGAGGACCAGGAGCACGATTTGATAATTCGCCGTCGTGATGGCTGGGGTGACTTCTGCCGCGGTCAAAGAGAAGAGTTCTGCCACTTTAGCTCACCTCGAATTGCATCATCACGCGGACATAGGTGTTATCCGTCGAGGCGGCCAGATTGCTGCCATCGGCACGCCCGATCTGAATGAGCGTCCCGCTGGCCAATACCTGCGAGAACCCCAACGCCGCGACTCCGTTGTCGAACAGCACACACGAAGCTTGCGCCTTCTTCGCCGCTGTGAATCCACCTGGAACCGCGAGCTGAAGAACGATGTTTGGGGTGCCGCCGACGGTACTGGTATCGATCACCGCGTTCACGAACAGCGTTTTCCCGATTAACATGTACTGATAGGTGATCTGATCGCCGCTCGCCACGGTCCACGTCATCGACCCATTCGCCGTGAAATTCCCAGCGGAAAACGAGACCGACGTCCACTCCCCCATGCGCACCGTGCGGCTGCGCTCGAGATAGCCGTCCGTGACTTGGCAGCTCTTGGCGAGAATGCCCTCAATCCTGGAATCAGACGGTGAGAGGCCAGACATCAGCGCGGCATAATCTCCAAGGTAGAGATTCGCGTTCGCGCCTGGTAACACCATGAAATCGTCGGTCCCGCCGGTGTCTGGTTCCGCCAGCATCATTGCGGCTTCGATGTTGGACCCGCGCCGTCCAGGATGGAATCGCAGTTTCCCGACAGAGCCAGGCGTTGAGCCATGATCGGAATTCCCTGTAATTACCCATCGGTAATCTCGATCGAAACGGCCCAAATGAACCGCCGGACCCTCTCCGGCGCTATTGGCAAAGACTGACAACTTGCTTTCGAATTCTGGTGAGGTAATCTTGCCGTCGTAGGCAATGACATCGCTATCGAAGTGTCCGCTGAAATTCGGCACAATGGACCCGGTAATCGTGCCACCCGCAGACCGCGCTCCACCGACAGACCCCAAGACGTCCCGCAGTTGATCCGTCCAGTTATCCTGTTTCTCGCCACCTGACAGACAGGTCAGGTCGTATTGCATGTGCCCATTCATGAACACATCAGCTCCGCGCACCTCGGTGATGATGTGGGCACCGCTGATCGTGCGATCCGAGAACGTCAGCGTGATCTGATCCCCAGGCATGACGAATGCTTGACGTGTGGTAATACGCACCCACTTCGGCTCTGAGGAATACCGGCGCAAGAGTCCTGTTGCGAGTTCCGTCGCGGGATCCTTCTCGAAGATCTCCGGCGCTTCGAATACCCCGGCGTACTTCCCATCGCTGGCGATCAATCCGGCGTCCTCAACGGTGACGGTTTGAGGAAATTGCACCGAATAGACCAGCGTGATCACGACGCCGGCCCCAAGGTTGCCAGCCGTGCGAGACAACGTGTTTGTCGCCGCTGTCCACGTATAGAACCCGCCGCCGCCAGGAGCGCTCAGCGTGCGAATCGCCACGCCCACCTCGGTGACCACACCTTCGGAGATGATGTAGCCATCCGAGTTCAGCGCGGGGTCATAATCCAACACCCACGAACTGACCGACCCTGTCCCAGTCGCGGTGAAGGTCTTGAGAACAGTCGTCTCAGTCCCATAACGCAACGTGACGGAGTTGACATACTTCTCACGCGCCTTACTCCATGAAACTGGACCCACGGACAACTTATTCGCAGCCGTCAAGCTGTAGCTGGCGGTCTTTTCTCCCGCCGCAAAAAACTGCAACTCTCCACCGGGCGTAATGCGCCACAGGTCTCCAGTCACCGTGGAGAGATGGTTGAACGCTTCCCGGAGCGTGACATCTTCGAATGACTGCGCTTCTAACGTGTCGCCGGTGGACATGGCGGCATCAATCGTGATGCCATACGCGGAGAGGTAATTCGTAAAGAAGTAATCAACCCAATCTTCGCGCGTGAATCCTGCCCCCAAGGACGCATTGACAATAATCTGGTCTACAAGACCGTTATAGGCACGGCAGGAGACCATCGTGAGTGTTCCGGATCCGGTCCCTTTGATCGGCTTGTCTTCCAGTCGCACGATGGTCCCGCGGAAGATGGTGGTCGCTCCGTCCGTGATGACGACGATTTGCCCGAGGGTGGGGCGATACGCACTTGACGTGCTCAGCGTGTCAAAGACTGGAAACTCACAGGTCCAATCGCTCCCAAGTTGCATGGTGAGATTGAACGACGGTGGGCCCCCTTCGGGACGGTAAACCTCGGCTGTATGGGTGACACCTCCAATGGTGACAGCGATGGCCATACGCTACCCAGCCAGATACGTGCGGGCCATGACTTCAGCGAGCACGCGGTTATCCATTTGAATCGTGACCGGAACCGTCACCTGTTCCTTGGACTTCCCACCGGAGAGCGGCACGACTTTCTCCCAGCCGTGGAGACGCACGGTCCGACCAGAGCCGAAGTATTCGTAGCCCTGCGTCCCTCGCGCGTAGCCAGGAACATTCGGATCCGTGGTGCTCTGATCGTCCACCACATGACGATTGACCGTGACGTCTACCTGCTTGCCGTCGAGTTCATCCAAGGCCCCGCCGAGCCCGGTCTTGATCGTGTCGATGAGTTCGTCCAGCTTCACGATTAGGTCTTCCACCGACTTTTCCAGCGGCTTGGTGAAACTGAATCGAGACAGGTCCGTCAGCTTCTGGCCCGTCTCATCGAGCAGAAGTCCTGCATCCACCATTTGCTGAATCCACGGCTTGATGGATTCCGGCAGGGTCAGCCCTAGCTGCAAGGCATTCGTGACCATGTCCTGAATCTTCGGGGCCGCTTGCGCGAAGACCGCGCCCATGTCCGCGCCGGCATCCTTCAACGTCTGGAAGGCTTGCGCGGCGGATTCTGCGGTCTCGGTCAGCTTGAGGTTCTGGATGTTCTTGCCGATGGCATCCAGGTTGACCCCAAGTTCTGCCGCCGCCTGCGAGACTTGCTGAAACGACGGGACGCCTTTCTCTGGCAGGCCCATCAGCAGATTCGCATTCGCTTCGGTGAGCTGGCCTTGACGAATGAGGGATTCGAGAATCGGGCGCATGCTGGCCGGAATCGCGGTCCCGGCTGTCATCGCGTTGTGGATCATCTCGTTCATCGCGTTGACAGACTTCGCGCGGAAGGTGTCCACTTCTTTGCTGAACGCTTGCAACCCTTGGATGTTCTGCCCGCCCCATCCAGCGTTCAGATCCCCACCGCCCAGGAGCTTAATGTTCTCCGCTGAACCGAAATCACGCAGCAGTCCTGATTTCAGATCCCCAATCTGGGCATTTGCGGCCATCAGATCCTTGTGGCCTTGCGTCTCGCCAAAGAGCTTCCCGAACAGCTTCCCAATCCCGCCGATGGCTGGCCCGAGCAATGCGCCAATGCCAGGCAGCATGGACCCCAACACCCCGCCGATCCCGCTGACGAGGCCGAGGCTTTTCTGCGCGAAGCCTCCTATCCCTGACCCGATCAGGCTCCCAGCGCCTTGCAGGAAGGATCCGCCACCAGTGACGGCTTGCAGGATGACGTTAGACAGGTTGCCCCCGAAGTTCCCGCCAAAGACGCTGCCGAAGAATCCCGGTGCGGCGGCCCCTGGCGCCTGCGGGATAGGCAACTGCTGGCCGATCGATCCGTGAATCCCGTAGCCATACGACAGAGACGGGGCGAAGTTATACGGCAGGAGTTGTGTCGGAAGTCCGAACGTCGATCCGCCTGGGATGCCGCCGATGTTGTAGCCCCCGCCAGCTGTCGGCACGACGTAGGGCGCTACCACGCGACCCGGACCATTCACACGAGCCGGTGGAGGCGTTCTGACATCGGCTGGCAACCCCATCGCCTTTGCCGCCGCGGCAGTCGGTCCGAATTGGAGCGGATCTTTCCCTGGACTCAAGAACGGGTTCCCCACGTAGCTCGGTGGCAGCGAGACCGGACCCGGCGCACGGCCACTGTTGCCAGGGAGAAAACTCAGCATGTATTGCAACTGAGCCAGCTTCGGCGCGATCATGCTGAACATCTGATCGATGATCCAGTTGGCACGATTCGCCCACTGATCAATGTCGTGGATGTTCCCGATCAGAATCCCAGCGACCGCGCCCTGCATGTTCCGCCAGTGTTCGGTCACTGAATCGATCGCATCGTTGAAGCGGGCCATCTGCCCAGACCGTTCAGCGTAGATCCGGGCGCCATCCGCGAGAAACTTAAACTCCAATGCGGCGGCAGCAACCAAGCCTCCGATGGCGATCCCGCCGGCAATCAGGGATTCATTGAAGGCTTTGGCCGACGTCGCGGTTTGCTTGTATCGCTCATCGAGCGCAGCGAGGCGCCGATCCATGTCGGCCATTTCTTTCCCCATGGCCGTATGCTCATAGACCAGATCGCTGGTCGCTCCAGCGAGGCTCTTGGTCGTCTGCTCGAGTTTCGCAGTAGATTGGATGACCTTATTCGTGACGTTGTCGTAGACACCAAGTTCCTTGGCGACCGCCGCCACGGACGGCTCACCCTTCTTCGCCGCCTGCTCGACGCGGTTGATGCCCTGTTCCACGGAGGCCAGTTCCCGCTTGGCCTGTGAGGCATCCGCAACGATCTTCAGCGTCAGATCGAGCATTATTCTTTTTTCTCCGGTGGCGGATGGAGAGCGTCATACAACACCGCAAACCGATCCACAAGCTCCAGAGCCTCGGACGGCTCCCGTTCGGAGATTAGCTTCGTGAGGAGAACGGAGGCCACATGCGTATCCACGGTGAATCGGGTAAAAGTGCGATGAAAGAGCGCCCACGCTTCGGCATTGTCTGGGTCATCATCGAGGTCCGCCAGCATGTCCGCCACGGCGCACGTTTCACAGTTGTGAATCTCTCCGTCCGCCTCCTCATCCGAGACGAACAGGCAACACGGCATCAACGGCGCATCGTGCTTCCAAAATTCAGCCAACTGCCTCAATCTTGCGAAATGATTCCGCCCGACGCTCCGGCGCGGCAGCGATCTCGTTCATACCCGCGCGATCCAGAATGGCCGTCTTCCGTGGGCCGTCCAGAAGCAACTTGTTGACGCGGACGCACTCCAATGCGCTCCCCTTGGCCACGATGCCGGACCACGCCGTAATGACGTAATCCAGAAGGTCATCCGAGACCTTTTCCCAATCCGTGCGCTCCTCCATCTGATGGGAGCGCTTGTTGGGCACCTTGGAGGTATGCTTCCGCACAAACTCCCGATGTTTCTCCGTCGTCAAGTGTTGCAACGTGTAAGTGGTTTCCTTGTCGCCGTCTGCCACCAGATCGGCATCCGAGACCACCGACAGATCGCCTTCAGACTTCAGTTCGAGCGCCATAGATACTTTCTACGCAAACGCATGAGTTGAATTCACCATCACGCGGGTAATACGGAACGGCTTCGTCACGCCAGTCATGCCCGTTGGGGCGGACGCGGGCTGTTTCACGATGAAGGTCAATTGCGGCTTCACTTGGGCCGCGCCTTGCGCCGGTGCCGCAAAATCTTGCAGCTCGAGATACGGGAACTGATAGAGCTTCTTGTAGGTGTCCGTCGAGTTGATGAACGCCCCGAGATATGTCACATCACCCTTGTAGGCCGTGCCCACTCGCAGCGCCGTGCGGAATGAGTTACAGGTCACGGTGTTGCACCGCGGGAACGTCACGCGGAGCGTAGGCATCGGGAATTCGTTGTCACCCGGCTCGATAATGTTGCGTGACCCGTAGGCATACGAGCGATCCTGCGGACGTTCGAAGCTGAATTCGATCGCCTCCGTCGTGATCGCGTCCGTCCCAGCCAGCGCCCCGCCGCTCTGCGCGTTGATCCGGAAGGTGCCTTGGTTGCGCGCGATCTTTCCGAGCAGCGATGGGAACGTCGCCCCGTAGACGGTGGAGTTGATATTGATGGAAGATATTTCTGTCGGGGCCACACCGAGCACCTTGAATGTCTCTTCGCAGATCCCGCCGTCGCCTACGGTTTCCCCAAACCCGTAGATCTTCGCGGACGTGATTTCTTCGATGTATTGCTTGTTATCTCGCGCGAAGGTCGCACAGAGCCCGTCAATCGACGCAGCCAAATCAATGACGTGCGTCCAGCTCGTGGTCTGCCCAACTGCCGACGTAGCGATGGCCACGGTAGCCGGCGAGCCCATCGCCAGCGCTTCAAGGACATAGTGATAGTCCTCATACCGACTCTGCCCTCCAAGCGTGGCATCCGTGGGGTTGTAGTCGCCCGCTTCGGACGGTCCCAGAAAGGACTCGCCAAAGGAGCGATCTTCAATATAGGTCGGCTGGAGTTTGACGCCGCCGTCTCCGAGCCAACGAGTGCCTTTCGTGACAGAGGCCGCCACGCCCCACGAGTTGGTTCCGCACTTGGCGAACGCCCACCCCTTCATTTCTCGGCCTGTAGCTCCCGGCATTTTTATGCTCCTGTATCTGTCGCTACATGGCGACTAGAGATCCGAGAAATGATAAAATTGGCGGTGCGCGACAGTGCTAGAACACCGTCACGCACCTGACCACACATCATGTCGATTGAGGCGACACAACGATGGCTGTTTCCACTATAGACGCACGACGCAAGGCAAAGACCTACATGAGTCACTACGTTTCTACAGAAACGTACAAGGCCAGCCAAAAGGCTTATCGTAAATCTGAGAAAGGCCGCGCCACATACAAGGCGTGGCGTGTGAATTACTACAACAAGCCAGAGAACAGACTGCGCCTTCTGGCCAAGAGCGCTCGACACAGAGCTAAGCTTTCCGGATTGGACTTTGATGAAGCCGTAGTCGAATTGTTGGCTGCAAACATGCCCGACCATTGTGCTTGTTGCGGAGGCGCTCTCGACTACTCCACTGGTCGCGGTCCTGATCGTTGGGATTCTCCATCCATCGACCGGATCGACAGCACGAAGGGCTACACTAGAGACAATACGGCTGTCATCTGCATGTGGTGCAACAGCAGAAAGACCAACTTCACTATCTCTGACCTTCAAATGCTCCTGAGATACATGCAAAGTTCGAATCCTATCTAGAGCTGCACTTCGTAGTTGACTGGGAAGGTAATCCGTAGGGACACATACTCTTTATCTGTGCTGCCCTCTTCGGCTTCACCTACCCCGATGCTATGACCCCGTCCCTCATCGAGCACCACGTATTCCCCGCTGACTTGATGGGCATCCCGCACGATCGCCGAGGTCAGGCTATGCATATCACGCAAGAGCGCTTGTCGGACGCCATCAAAGTCCGAGTTGTGCTTCCGGGCCACCCAGACCTGGATCGTGTCCGTCCGATCTTCCACATACCCGAATTGGCCCTTGACGACCTGGCTCGACGGCGGATGGACTCGAAACACACCATCGATGTTTGTCGTGGGTTGCAGTTCGAACGAATCCCAGCGCGTGGCTTCCACCCATTCGAAGGGCGCCCCGATACAGATCGAGCGGATGCGATCCACAATGACATCTCCGGTCACGCGCGCTCCATCTTCCACCCACCCGCGCCAACCTGTTCCGTCGTCTGCGCGGCTTCCTCAGCACTGATCACATCCGTGGGCGGATCATCCGTCTCGAATTCCCCGCCGATAATCTGCAAGGCTCGTTGCAGCGCCAGATCCGCTTCACCCTTGTAATACTCGGCCTTTTCCGCCCATGGCCCAGATCCACTTGTTGGCGCTTCCCGCATTATGAGTTCCAGCGTGCGGAAGGTGGCAGGCGCACAGAGCGCCGAGCGGCGAATGACACTGAGTTGTGAGGCTTTCGCGCTCGTGGGCGTCGCGGAGATAGAGACCTTGACGTAATAAAGCGGATCGGAGGCGTTGAGTGTTCGTCTCACCCAACCAGACGGCACACGCCACGAGACCGCCCCGCCTCCGCTGAAGGCTTTCCCGTTCACCTTTGACGTGCCATCCACCACGGCGAGATTGACCCAGCCATCCGACCAATACGAGACCGTCAAGATTGCAGAGACGGCCGAGACGGCATCCAGCAAGCGAATCGATAGCCCGCGAAACTGATTCGTGGAGCCGACATACAACAGGTCCGTTCCAACCGTCGCGAAGATCGTCGCCAGATTCAGATCGTCGGCCGTCGTATCCGTCGCCGCGCTCGTCTTGTCGGTGTAGGCGGACCCGGTATAGGCCCAGACTTGCTCCGGTTCGTAGCGCGTGCGAAGCCGTTCGATGTCATACCCTTGCGTGCGGAGAATCGGCGCGATCCAGTCCTCGAGCGCTTTCCGGCGCTTCTCTTCCCAGTCGGTTTTGTTGAACGCCGTGAGAATGCCATTCTCATAGGCTTGCAGATCGACGTCCGAGACGAGATCGTTGGGAAACCAACTCAATGGATCGCCTCAGTCGGATAGGGATCCACATGCACGGGCGTCGGATTCATCTGGAGATACGCCTTTGACAGACGATGCTCCACGATGACCTTGAGTTCCTGATCGTCCAGCACCCAGAAGCGATGTGGCTTCGCGTGCGTCCCGTTCAGCCCTCCAGGCTTCCCGGCCAACGCCCACTCCACTTCAGTGCCTTCTCCGAGCGCCTGTAACGCCCGCTCATAGAACGGCCGCGCCAGCTCGTGGAACTTGTCACCAGGATCGGCGAAGTGCTCGGTAAAGATTTCGATCGCGCGCCGGTAATAGGACTCCGCATCGCCCGTCAGTGTGTCTCCCGCCTGCCGGCACGTTTCATCTCCGAGATGGACACAATCCCGCGCGACAAGCAGCTTGCCCAGTCTCCGGTCTGGAAAGCGGTCCTGATCCCTGACCACTAACGGTAGATTGCGCTCGAAGAGTTTTTGTCTCCGGACGCTGGCGTCTATGTAGCCGGTGTGGGCGATTTGGCAGTCGCTGGCTTCGAGGGCCGGCGTGATGTCTCCGTTACAGTCGCCCATCTGGGGTTGTTCGTGAACGACCCCGTAGAACTGGATGTCTTCGCAACGTCTGAAGAGACGGGTTGGAACGTCGTAGTGATTGGGCGCGTCGAGTTGCAAGTGATTCTGTCGGATGACGTAGCCGTTGTAGGGTCCGCCTTCGAGATACTTACCGAGCGTGTGCCCGCCAATGAGCGATTCATCGGTATCCATCCACAAAAACCAGTCACCCGTCGCCGCCTTGAGCACGGTATTCCGCGCCTCCGCGAACCCATCCGGCAAGTCCGTGACCGCCGGCAGACTGACGACGCGAATCTTGGACTCCAAATACGCCTGATCGAACTGCTCGCAGATCTCGCGGGTTCGGTCCGTGCTGCCACAGAGCCCCACGACAATCTCATCCGCCAAGCCCCAAACATTCGCCAGGCACTTGGCAATTTCGAATTCAGATTCGCTGGCGATGATGCCAACCGATAATCTGGCATACGGCCGCGTGGTCACGATTTGATGCTCATACGGACGCTGTCCGGTGGGAGCCTTGGACGTGCGATAGGAGATCAGCCAGTTACCGCAGGCGTTCCCCTTCGGACTCACGCCCACCCATCCCAAAAAGGCGACGTCCAGATCCTTCTTCTGGCCGAACATGGCTTGCACATCCTTGACACCAAAGTGATGCACATGCCCACGCTTGCGCGGGATGTTGCGGCCATGGAGTTCCACCAGCGGACCATTCGGCACGGAGTAGACCACCGGAGAATTGAGTTGGAGGACTGATTCGACCGCGTCCACCATCGCCGGTGCATCCGCCACATGCTCGAGGAATTCCCCGATGAACGCCCCGTCTGCCCCAGCGACTTCCGGCGGGAGCTTCGACGGAGTCTGCGTGGCGAAGTCGTAGACTGGCGCCGTGATAAACGTGCATTGCTCGGCCACGCCCCACGCTTCGGCGGCTTTCTTGGCGACGGTGATGTTGCCTTCGGAGTAATCGATCGCCGTGATCTTGATGTCCGGTCGCGCCTTGGCGAGCGCCAGCGAAAACGACCCCGGCCCGCAGGCCAGATCGAGCACATGCGTGCTGTTGGCAAACTTCGGAATGACGGCCTTGAAACGGTCGCTCCGCTCCGCCTCTATTAAGGGGTCTGCGGCAAACTCGGCGTAAGTCTCGGCCTTCTGCTCTTCGCCGGCAATGACACGGTGACAGAGGCTCAGTGCGTCCGACGCCTCAGTGTATTCAGCGTCAGAGCAGGGTTCCAGTCCGGGCTTGACTTCTGGTGCAGGCGTTCCTGGAATGCGATAGCAATCCCTGACGGCCATGATGTAGCCCGCCACATGCTTGGCGGCGGTGTGATCGTCGTAGTGCATCAACTGACGCAACACGCCGAGCTTGTTGGACTGATACCGCTCTTGGAAATAATGCTCGATCCACTGTTCCCAGTCCGCCGCGACTGCGTCATGGGTGTATGTCAGCACGTGCTTTCGGCCCGCCTCAACCAGCGTCTGATAGTCGGCCGAGTTCTCCGCGCATCCGCGCATGACGTCCACGACGCTCTCGACGGATTCGCGCTGATAATCTTTCGAGAACGCATCGCCAGGAATCAGGATCCCACTCGGAACCGTCTCAGGTAGCGCCCCCTTGAGCGACCCCACGAACACCGTGCCGCAGGCTTGCGCTTCGATCGAGGCGATGCACGACGTCTCCGCAAACGTCGGGACGCCGGGATACCACATCACGCCGGCATCGCTGATCGCCTGATACAGCTCCTTCTTGCCGAGTTCGCCGAGTAACGTGATGCCGCCGGTAATCTTGTTGATCTGCTCCACCTTGCCGTCGTAGTTCTTGCAGACTTCGCCCCAGCCGTCTTTGTCATACATGGACGAGTAGCGGCAGATCTGCAACGTGGCTTGCGGAACCTCACGCTTCAGGAGCGGCCACATCCGCAGCAACGGCTCCAGCCCACGCTCAGGGCGGGAGATGTGGATGATGCGATACGGATCTTTATTGACCGACGTCGGGAGATTCGCCGGATCGAAGCTGTTTCGCGTGACGTGCCCGAGCGGCTTCAGTTCAGGCAACCACTCTTCCCACTGGCGGCGGTGATACTCCGACACATACAAGACCTTGTCGTAGGCCCACGCATGGGCCATGATCTGGGCCTTGAACGGATCCGCGTTCATCAAGTCCTGGTTCCAAATCAGTCTCAGTCGCGCCGTCCGCTGGCGGTAGTAAATCGATGGCATCCGGAGCGAGCAGAAGACATCCCAGTCCTGATGCCCATCCGGTTCGCGCAACTCCTCAGAGGGATACCAGCGCACGCCCCATCGGTCCAGTCCAGCCGCACCAGGGTCCAGCTTGTTGGCATAAATGGAGACCTGATGGCCGCGCGCCTGCAAGGCTCGAGCGGTGCCAAGGCACGCCGACTCAGACCCGCCGAGCGAGGCGGTGCCATCCACGACAGACGCCGTAAATGGGACGCTGTCCACATAGAACGCGATCGAGAACTTCATACAGATGCGACTGCCTCAACGATGGGATGTTTCCGCGGACGGCCGCGCTTGCGCTTCACTGGTTCCACGACGCCGCCAAAGACGTGCGTTGGGACTTCCCGTATCTCTGCGACGTTTTCGGCCACCTTTGACGAGTCAATCACCATCGTCGCTATCAGTGGAGACGCCAATTGCGCCTTGAGTTCGGCGTTCTCCGTTTCGAGCCGATCGAGCTTCGGCCCCAGCTCGTCTCTGAAATACCGCTGCATCCGGCGGAACGCCGAGACTTGCAATTCATGCGCGCGGCAAAATTCTTCGAGGACCGGATCCATTTATAGCCCCATCGCATTCGGAACCGGCGGCGGCTCCTCGGGTTTGGGTGCAGGCTTCGCTGGCGCCTCTTTCTGCTTCGGCTCTGGAGCATCGTCGTTCTTGCGATCGGTTGCCATCTCTCCCTCCAAACGTTCTATCTGGCTATAGCCTCTGATATACTTGCTAAATATGGCTGTCCACTATCTCCCAACTATCACCGACCGTGTCTGCTCCCAGTGCGGGGCTGTTTTTCAAACTCGGCGACGGTTACAGCATCTCTGCTCTCTCCGTTGTCGAACTCTTAAGCGCACCGGAACCCAATTAGGCGGAGTCGTTCTCCAGTGCTTGTCATGCGGAGCTGATTTCTATGTCCCAGCGCATCGGGCCAAATCTGGGAAGTTTTGTTCACGTTCATGCCTCGCCAAGATGCTGCTTAAGGGTAAAGGCGCCCAGTTCCCAAAGGGCGTTTCCGCGCGCCGCAAGACCCCATACCGTCAAGTTCAAATTGAGAAGCATCGAATCCGAGAACACCGAGTCGTTATGGCTCGACATCTAGGCCGCCCGCTGCTTCCTACTGAGCACGTTCATCACATCAACGGAGACGGTCATGACAATCGAATCGAGAACCTTGAGATTGTCGAACCGCGTAGTCACAACCGTCTCCACACACTAGCGCGATTACGTAAGGCTAAGTCCTTACGTATCAATAACTAAACGTGAAGCCTTGCCATCGCACCCGGATGATGAACTTCAACCGTGTACTCACCCACGACCAAGCCCTTCACGTTGTCACCCGTCCGTCCCATTTCGAGGTACTGGAACGAGCGATTGATGAGCGGCACGACCTTCACGCGCTCACGCGGCAAGAGGAGCAGTTCGCCCGCCGGCAGCGCACGCGACAGGAACACCGTGGCCAGACCGAATGGTCCCTGGTATTCCCGGATGACCCTCTTGAACTTTTCCTTGTCGTTGCTGTCCTGCACCTTCGTGTCGTTCATGTTCGAAATGTCGCGGAAGAATTGAGGTCCGGCGACAATCGCCCAGTTCTCCCGATCCGCCGACGCGCCAGCGGTGTAGACCTGCTGCCACACGTCGCCGATGTAGAGGTGCGGATTCGTGGTGAACGAGGATTGCACGATAGTCGAATTGATCGCCGTGAGCTGCGTGCGGATGCCCTTCATCGTGCGCGTGGCGGTCGTCGTGCCGAGCGAGTTGGTCGCATTCAGCACCCCGCGCAACACTTCCGACTCGAGCAAGCCAGGGATTTCTGCGAAGATCTTCGCCCGCGCGCTCTCATACGTGTCGTTGCCGAGCATCCGACCGGCCATCTGGGTGCCCGTCGCGGCAATCTCAATCGAGAAATACCCCACGGTGTTGGCCTTCCGGTTGCCCAGACGCGCCGTGTGGGCGCCTGAATGCTCGTGACCTTCCTCAGCCGCCGGCCACCGGACGAACAACTGCCCGCCTGCCGCGAGCGATCCGGTTGTGCCGCCGTCGTAGGCTCTGGTCACATTGATCGAGTTGGCGCCGATGATCGAGTTAATCTGCAACAGTTCCGGGGCGGCCGATTCATTCTCCAGAATCGTTCCGACCGTCAGCGACAGACCCAAGCCGTTGACCTGAAACGCCGTGGCCGCGGTGGCCGAGGCAATAGCGGTTGACGCGATGATGTAGCGTGGACGCAGGAAGTCTTCCACGAACTCATGCTTCGGACTGTAGGCGGCGAACTGGTCAGAGTCGCCCAGCCAGTCGAGAAACGGCGCCTCGTACGGCGTCAGCGTGCGAATGATCGGGGAGATGTCTTCTCCCACGAGATTCGCGGTGAATTCCTGGTTCGTTGAGAGTCCTGAAAACGCCATGACTTACGCTCCTCTCCGTGCGTCGTTATGACGCTTTCTGTTTCCGTGTCGCGTTGAAGATTGCGTTGATTGCGTCCGCCGACCGATCGCCGCTCTGATACCGTTCAATCGCGGCCTGTTCAGAGAGTTCCGTATTCCCGCCGCGCATGGTGTTCCCGCCACTGGCCCCGCCGCCCGTCCGTCCCGATGGCTTTTTGTGATGCGGATGGGTGTCTATGTAGTTCTTGACGAAGCTGTCCAGCGCAATCGGCTTGCCTGCCTGCGTCAGCGGCTTGCCGTCGTCACCCATGACGAGCTCGTTGAGGTCCTGGTCACGCTGAATCCGAGAGACAAGTAAGGATTCCAGCTCAGGCAACGACTCATCCCGTGCGCCAGCCTGCACCGCGGCCGCGCGAATCGTAGACTTGAGCGAGTCTCTGAGCTTGGCGTCCCGCTTCGAGATAGCTTCCGCTCGATCCGCCATTTCCTTGGCGTGCGTCTCTTCCCGCTGTCTAGCGGTATCGCCGTAGCGCTTCGCTAAGGTGGCTTCACTCTCGCGGAACTTCAGGTTCTCTTCTTCGAGTTCCTTGACGCGCTGGACGGGATTGTCTTTCTCCCACTTCGCCCGCTCGGCGGCGATTCGTTCCTCAGCAATCTTCTGCGCCTCGGTCAGTGCGTCCTCTCGGCCCTTCTTGAGACCAGTGCCGTAGGAATTCGTTTCGGTGCGCTTGAAGAGGGCGTCTAGTTCCGCCGGCGCCTTGCCAACGAGCTCACCCTTGTCATCCAGTTCCAATTCAATCTTGGGCATTTACGGTCTCCTGACACGCGCACCTACGAGCCGTTCTAAGCCGTCTCGCAAGGCCGACTGATCCGAGGTATTCAAATCAAAAAACTTGCGAATGACACCCTTGCGCCCCGCGCCGAGAATGTTGTGATACATCGCCTTCTGTTCAGAACTCACGCCACGGCTCTGGCTGATAAAGGTCCCGCGACTCACCGCGCGACGTCTGCCGCTACTGCGACGCTTCGGCTTCGCTGCCCCGAGAAACGGATTCCCGCGCGTCTTGGCCATCAGAGTTCCCGCTTTCCAAGCGTCACGAGTGACACGCCGAGAGCGTCCGCGATACGCTGCACCACATGGTTCTGCTCGTTCCCGCCTGACTCCAGGTTCACGATGATGTGGTCCGAGACGTTGGCTTTCTTCGCCAGCGACGGAATCGTGTGACCCGCCAGCATGCGCTGTGCTTGTAGGCTGTCCAGTTTGGACGTCCCTTTACTCACAGTTCCCGCGCCCCCAACGTCGCGAGCGAAATCCCGAGCGCGTCCGCAATGGCTTGCACCACAGCGTTCTCTTCATGGCCTCCGACTTCCAGCCGCTGGATCGTCCAATCAGACACCCCCGCCACTTTCGCGAGCGAGGTCACCGAATGCCCCGCTAACGCGCGCTGCTCCGCGAGGTTGTCTGCGGTTAGGCTCATGGCTACGCTAGGGTCAAAATTCCCGCGCTGTTCATCTGCAGCGTGAGCGTGTTGCCGCTCGACAGCGTGAACTGCGAACTCGTGAGCTGCGACCGGCAGAGGAGCTTGCCAGACGCGCCGCCGGAGGTATTGCTGATCACGGCGAACTTGATGTTCGCAATCGTCCCGCCCGTGCCCGTCCAGACGACGTCGTCCGCGTCAAACTTGTATTGACCGGCCGACGCGCCCACGGTCCACGCGATCGTGGCGAGCGCCTTGCCGCTCGAACTGTAACCGTTGCCGGACGTGACTTCGCTCGTCAGCTCCGAATAAATGCTCAGCGTCGCGGTGTTGGCATTGCTGGCACTGGTGTGGAGCGTGATGCGCTTGGCGGTGCTCAGATTGAGCGTGGCGTTCCCGATATACTTCTTGGCTTCGTTGTAGACAGCCCATGCGCCTGCGGCCATGTTACTGACTCCCTTCTGAGCGTCGGCTCATTGGCGACTTGCGCGTCGCTCTCAATCCGTCCAACACGTTTGTCATAACGTCGCTTGTCCCAATGAAGCCGCCGCCAGCCGCGCTGTCCCGCCGGTCCCGCCACCGGTGACGTTGAGTGGAACCGTAAATTCGGTCGTGCTTACCACTGTAGCCACGCGATCCCCATCCACCGCGGGCGTGCTGCCAACGTGTCCGGCAATCGTCACAGTGTCGTTCGTCACGAAGCTGTTCGCAGCCGTGACGATATGGGTCGGGTTCGCGATCGATGAGGACGTCACCGCGACCAGTGGCCCCAAGCTATCCATCAGCCTCTGGGTCACATGCGGCAGACAATTGCCGCCGCTTTCGAGTTGCACAATGTCACGGTCGGATACATTCGCCCGCTTGGCTAAATCCGAAATCGACAACCCCGCCGCAACCCATCGCGTCTTGAGTGAATCCAAGCGGTGTCCAGGCATCGTTATTGACTCCATCCCAACGTCACGGTGTTGTCGGTCACATCCACAATGCCCATCTGGTTCAGCATGTTGCCGGAGACCTGAAGGTTGACCTTATCGGTGCCAAGTGCCGCACGTTTCAACGTGGCGTACCCGTCGGAGTAAGGGGCGAAACCACCCCCGTCTGCGGATTCGCCACGAAGGGTCCGACGTACAATTCGCTCCCGCGCCACCAGCCCTAACTCGCGCATATCCGCCTTCGTGACCAACTTCAAATCGGTCAAGGGCTGAAAGTTGCGCGTGATGGAAATCTTGGCGCTCATGCGAATACCTGCGGTACAATTAGAGCCTCCGTGCTAAAATACTGAGCATGCCGCTGACTATAGCCACGGACATTACGAACCAACGGTTCGGTAAATTGATCGCCATCGGTCGGGACATGACCGTTCAAAGCCCACGGGCGCACTGGATTTGTCGCTGCGATTGCGGGCAGACCGTGACGAAAATGGCGAAGTATCTGCTGTGCGGAGACACACGCTCGTGCGGCTGTGCCCAGCGAGCCTATCGCGCAACCGGCAACATCAAACACGGCGGGGCGCATCATGGGCGCATGACGCGCGAATACCGCTCGTGGAGAGACGCCAAAGAACGATGCTTCAATAAATCCAAGCGAACGTATCGCCTGTATGGGGGCCGTGGTATTACGATGTGCCGTGAGTGGCGAACCGACTTCGCCGCATTTCTTCGACACGTTGGACCTTGTCCATCCGGTGGGACACTCGACCGTATTGACGTTAACGGCCACTACGAACCAGGAAACGTCAGATGGATAAGTCAGCAGCAACAATGCAACAATCAACGACGCAATATTCGCGTCATGTTTAATGGCTGCGAAACAACCTTGGCCGACTTGGCTAGAACTGTTGGCGTGCGCTATTTTTCGCTCTATAACAGAGTGTGCAAGATGGGCGATTCTGTCGATCATGCTGTAGCCCATTTACGCAGCCTTACTTCCACCAAGACCAGATAATTGCGCCTCAACTTCTGGTATGCGCTTGCCTGTACCAACCAAATCCCTTAGTTCACTGATCTTACTTACCGACTGGAAAACATGCCTGCAGTTGTACCCACCGCCAGTCAGGAACACGTTCGGGAGCTGGCCGTTATCCATCGCCTCAATCTCTGGCTTGGTATAGACCTTTCCCACGCGCGCATGGCAGAACGGCCGCGTCTTGATGTCCGCTGGACCCATGTAAGCGAAGACATCCTCGTCACTCGACTTCAGGGCTTCCACTTGGCGGGCAAAGATGTTCACTGTCGTGTCGTAGAACGTGCGCGCCTCGTGGAGTTCGATGTCCAAGGCATTCGAGAGATCATCCAACAAGTCTCTGAGCGGACGCTGCGAGAACAGGCCCCATGTAAACGTGCGCCAGACGGCATGGGCAATCGCTTCGCCCTGACCGACGAGATCCAGCCGCGCCAGTTCTTTCAACGCAAGGATCCGCGTCAGGTCTGACGTGGTGAACTGTGCCAGCTTCGCCGCGCCTCGGAGCGCTTCCATCTGCGCCACGAG